GCTGTAGACGCCTGTCCCCTCTGCGGTCACAGCATGAAGGGATCACACAACCGGAAAGGTTGTCGTCGCTGTGGCAAGGGTAAGAACCGCTGTGTTATCTCCCCGAATCAAGACCGTCGCCTTCAATCACGTCAAGTGAGGTATCGTGTTGCCGGACAGACAATCTACGGGCCAAAAGCGACGCATCGGTAAGCTAGTTCTCACTCAAGAGCTTCTTCTAGCGATGCTCGACTATCGTGATGGCTCGGTACTTGCTGTCGATTGGGGAATACAAGAAGACTTCCCAGGCGTCCCGATGGTGGCGGTCTATATCTAACATCCCGATATGCCCGAACAACGATATGAAGGCGCAGGGGTTGAAATGGTCACGCCGGACTACCAACACATGGCGAAGATCGCGGAGGGAACAGAAAGGATCAAAGACGATGCCAGATCGTAAGCGAATCCTCGTAACAGGCGGACTCGGCTACGTCGGGACGGCGCTGGTGCCGCTTCTGGCCCAACAGTACGACGTTCGTGTATACGACACGATGATGTTCGGCAACTCGATAGAGGACACACCGAACGTCGAGTTCATTAAAGGGTCGATCACAGACTTCGAATATGTCCGTCTCGCCTGTCGTGATGTGTGGGCGATAATTCATCTGGCAGCTATCGTCACTGACGACCTTGTAGACATGAATCCTGTCCTTGGCCGAAAGATCAACATACAAGGCACGTCAAATATCGTTTCTGCGGCCTTCAGGATGGGCGTACAGCGATTTATATACGTTTCGAGTAGTTCCGTCTACGGAACGACAGAACGCCCCGCTACGGAGCGCACAGAGCCTAATCCGTTGACCTTCTATGCACTCACTAAGCTAGAGGCGGAAGACCCTGTTATCCGGCTGGCCGACTCTAGTACGTCAATGACGGGCACCGTCGTTCGGATGGCTACGCTCTGCGGGCCAGCGCCTCGTATGAGACTTGATACTATTGTTAATATCTTTTCCGCCCAAGCGTACTTCGAGAAACATATCAACGTGTGGGGTGGCGATCAGTACCGGTGCAATCTGTACATCGGAGATGCAGTCAGGTTCTATAGGCGATTACTAGATTGCGATCCGAAGACTATCGACGGTCAGGTGTTCAACATCGGCGGGGCTAACATGACGGCACGGGACATAGCGGAGATTGTTCAGAGAAAGACGAAAGCGGCGCTGACAGTTGATGCGTCGAAGGCAGACAACCGTCATTACATGATGGACTCAACTAAGGCAGAGAAGGTTGTGAAGTGGTCTGCCGCTACCCCGCTACACGTCGCCATTGATCGCAATATCGAGTTCTTCAAGAAAGGCGGTGTGTCTGACTACAATGATCCGATCTATCGGAACACCGAGCGGATGAAATCAATCATGTTAAACGGATTTTAGAAAGGAACAACATGACACAAACGAAGATGCGAGTCCCGTATAACTACCTTCCACAAGAGTTCTCGCCGCTGAATGATCTTGGAGGAAAGATTATCAATGCGATCAGCGACGAAATGAAAGTCGGTCGCTGGACACTCGGCCCACAGGTCGAGGAATTCGAGCGTGAGTGGGCGAAGGCGACGGACGGAGAGTATGCGGTCGGTGTCTCCAACGGAACCGACGCGATCTTTCTAGCATTGAAGGCGGAAGGCATCGGTCAGGGCGACATAGTAGCTCTACCGGCGATCAGCTTCGTTGCTACAGCCGGATCGATCAAACAGGCCGGAGCGACGCCGTTCTTCATGGACATCGGTGAAGATTACTGTCTAGATTGGGGCGACTACTCGGCAGGGTACTGGAATAACTTCGCTGCCGTCGTACCGGTACATTGGGGCGGTCGTCTATGTGAGTTTCCGTTTGATAAATTCCCATCGGATCAAACGTTCATGGGTCGTGTTGACATTCCAGTTATCGCAGACGCGGCCCAGGCTGTCGGTGCCTTCGAAGCGGCAGGAATCGGTGTAGGGAGACAATACGAGACTTCATGTTTTTCGTTACACCCCCTGAAGAACATTAACGTGATGGGTGATGGAGGTATGATCGTTACGAATAATGTAACGATAAAACAGAAGCTCCATTACCTTCGTAATCATGGCCTGTCAGACCGCGATCACCAGGACGTGTATGGCTACAACCATCGGCTCTCGACACTTCAGGCTATCGTCGGACTGGAAGTGCTGAAGCACGAAAGACAGTACACAAGGCACCGACAGTGGGCGGCGTCGGTCTACCGTGGAGGGTTGCAGGGGATTGATGGGGTATCACTACCACCAAGACCTGATCCTATCGGTTCGCACGTCTATCACCTGTTTCAATTCGAGTGTGAAGACCGTGATCGCCTGATCGACTTTCTGAACGAAGAAGGTGTTGAGGCGAAAGTTCACTATCCGATCCCGCTCCATCTCCAGAAGGCGAACGAAGGCCGATACGTGAAGGGTGACTTCCCACGGGCGGAACGGTTCGCTGACACACATGTCACCTTGCCGTTGCATCCGTTCCTGTCTAACGAACAGGTAGATTACACAATCAGCAAGGTACGTGAGTTCTACGGGGAGTCGAAGTGATGTCGTCAACCTTTGGTGATCGCATTCATATTCCGAAACGATTCTATGAACGCACCGATGGTTCGAAACTGCCGCCGTTTGCTCCGCTTCGGAAAAACAAGACTTGGATCGAACAAGGGCCAGAGGCATGGAATGAAATCCAGCGTCAACGTGACACAGGGTTCGAAGTTCCCGAAGAAGCCTTTCACAAGATCGTCTCGTATCAAGACGACATCTTAACCGCTAGCCGGTCAATACGGGCGATGGATGTCTACCAGATCGCCAAGATACTGAAGGCCGTCCACGGCACAGGCGGAACCGTCTACATCGCCGGTAACGGTGGGTCGGCCGCAAACGCGCTTCACCTGTCGGGACACTTGGACGTGTTCGGTTTTTCCACTAACTGCCTTGTGGCAAATCCGGTTAGCCTAACAGCCCTTAGCAACGATCGCGGGTACGAAAAAGGTCTTGACCGAAGAATGTTTCAGGGGCCAAGGTCTTTACCTTCGGGCAGGAACGTTGAGGATGTGCTTGTCGTCTTTTCGTGTTCGGGGCGTTCAAAGAACGTAACAAGACTGGCGTCGTGTTTCAACTATACGACGGGACAGAAAGGGATTGGTTTGATAGGCGACACTTATCCTGATCGGTCGATAGAGAAACGCGACCTCGACCCGTTGGTGATCGTCAAGTCCGAGAACTACGGAGTGATCGAAGACGTTCACAGTATGATTATCCATATCGTCTGTGAGCTACTGCGGGATATGGGGTTGAAGGACAAATGAGAAAGCGCCGGTCACTCTGCATTTGACAGATCGGAAGACGTAGGGTATATATAGAAACTAAGTCGGTCGCTCCGATGAATCCTCGGTATACTGAGGCGTCGCGCCAGTGGACGTTAAACACGGCACATAGTGGGTGAGCGAGACGGTAACGCGCTGGCCTCATAAGCCAGAGAAGCCGGTTCAACTCCGGCACCCGCAACCATGACAACTAAATAAACTTCGCTTAGGCGGCAAGACTGCCCACACCCTTCGGGGTTGTGGGCTTTTTTTGTGCCCGAAAAACGGAGCGGATGTACATGACGACGATCACCGTCACACCTGAAGAAGAACAACAGCTTCGAGAAATCGAGCTAGACGAACTCGAAGCGTATCGGTCTGGAAAGGCTGACGCGCCGAAGCTGTACCGTCCGTCCGGCTTTGTTGTCGAGAAGGGTGAGAAAGACGGATCGGGAACGTACACCTTCGTCGCTAACGAGGAATCACCTGATCGCCTGGGCGACATAATCCGCGTTGATGGATGGGACTTGAAGAACTTCGAGGCGAACTCCGTCATTATGTGGGCGCACATTTACGGCGAAGCTCCGGTTGGGACCGCCCCGCGCATCTGGAAGACTAAGGGCGATCCACCGCAACTACTGAACACCGTCCAGTTTGACATGGAAGACGACTTCTCTCGGCGGATCGCTGGCAAGGTAGGCAGAGGAATTATCAAGGCCGAGTCCGTGGGCTTCCGTCCGCTGGAATGGGAAAAGCTGGACGTTGAAGACGCGAATGACTGGTGGGGACCGTTCGACTTCAAGAAATCGGAGCTACTGGAAATCTCCATCGTTCCGATTCCTGCACATCCCCGCGCACTGGCGAAGATCATGAAGGCGCTCGAAGACATGCCCTTCTACTCGATTCCTGGGAACGTTGGTCGCGGACAGACAACCGATGCAACTAGACAGTCTTCAACATCTGTTCTCTATCCCGACACGACCACTACAACGTCTACGGACGGTGCGGGATGGGTCTTCCAGTACGACTACGATCCGCTTCGCACGGCTGAGGATGTAGGCGAACTTCAGTCGCGGGTACGGCTTCTCGAAAAGGAAGTCGCTGACCTGAAGGAAAAACAGGTTACTCCGTCTGAGCCTAACGACGAATCGGCTCAGACCGAAGATAACGACGATTGGGCGCAAGTCCTACAGGCATTAGACGAAGTAACGAAACAGGAGGATTAGAGACATGACTACCGCCTCTACGGTAGAAGATGTTCTTCAGGAAATCGGATCGCTCAAAGAGTGGGTGAAGTCCGAGGTCAACGCGGGTAACGAACCGACCCGTGACGAAGTTCAACGTATGGGCGCTGAACTCGAAAAGCTGACATCGACCGTCACCGATCTTCGGCGCGAACGGGCGACCCGCGTCTCTGGCGCTGGCCGCGTTCTCGTACCCGAAGGACGACTAGCGGGATTCGACGCGCTCGACCTTGCGATCTACAAACAGATCGCTACACACCGCGCTGCGTCTTCGATGCAGTTCGCTGGTGAAGCACAAAAGATGATGCCCGAAATCGACAGGGCATCAAAGGCGCTCCGCGATTCGATCACACCGGAAGTCATATGGGACTGGTCTGAAAAGGCCATCTCGATCCGTCAGGCAGCAGCGGGATATTCGATGCCGAATACCGCCGTTCGGAACTTCAGCGAAGAAGTCACCGGCTGGCGGGGCATGATGATGGAGTCCGTTCAAAAGGCGATGGACTCGACTACAGCGGGAACCGGTGACGAACTCGTTCCGACATTCGAGGCCGCACAGCTTTGGATGGACGTGAACCTTTCGACCGTCGTTCTACCGGTAATGCGTCAGGTTCCTATGCCGACGCAGCCCTTCGACATTCCGACTCAACTCGGAGACACCAACTGGTATCCGATAGCTGAGAACGTACAGGCGCTTACGACTGACCTCTCGACCGCGAAGGTCACGCTTACCGCCCAAGGTCTGAAGACCGGCGTTCCGTTCTCCGACGAACTTAACGAAGACGCGATAATCGCGCTCGTACCAGCGATCAGGGCGACACTCTCCCGTAACGCTTCCGAGGTCATAGACGACGTTCTTCTGAACGCCGACCAGACCGCGACGAACGGGATCAACAGCGATGGGGCGACAATCGCCTCCAACACCGCAGGGAAGGCACATTGGCTTCTCGGATGGGACGGCCTGATTCACCTTCCGCTCGTAGACAACACTTCGCAGGCGACAGACAACTCCGGCGCGGTTGACGCCGACATGTATAACGAAGTGCTGACGAAGCTAGGCAAGTACGCATCGCCACGGGCGACCGGCGACGTACTGTACTTCTCGGACGTGAACACAGCGATCCGGTCTCTGTCGATCACCGAGTTCGAAACCGTCGATACCGCTGGAGCGAGGAACACCCTCTCGACCGGCGAAATCATGAACATCTACGGAAAGCCGTTCATCCACACTTCGCAGATGCGCCTAGCCGACACAGACGGCAAGGTCACAGATGCGGGTAACGGGACCAACACCGGTCGGGTACTGGTATTCAACACCTCACAGTGGGCGGTCGGATTCCGGCGCAACATCGAATTCGAGGCGCAGCGTGAAGCCGGTCAGGGTCAGACAACCCTCTACGTCAGCTTCCGCATAGCTCTAACCGAGCGCAGCGGAACCCGTTCTTCGGCTACGCACACCGCGCTTCAGTACAACATAACCGGGGTCTAAGCCGACTAGATACTTCCTGAGTGTCGGGGCGGAATCTCAATGCCCCGACATGACGCACCTAGTAGCACCTAGACGAAAGGGGAATAGTAAATGGAAATCGTAAAGAGGACAGACCCGCAGGGCGTGACCGTCTTTGGTCTAATGCCTGGGTCGGGCGCGACGGGAACCTACTTCGGACAGCTTTCGGTACATGTTCCGATGAACGCGACATCGACTGCGAACGGAGCGACGAACTGGATCAACCCTGAAGACGGAACCGTTGCAGTAAGAGTACAAGCGTACTTCACGACTGCGGGAACCGGAACCTACGACATTGGAGTCTCGTCTGACGGGACCGGTGCAGCGAACGGCGTCTTCGACGGTGGAACAATGTCAGTCGGAATCCATACCCGTGTAGGGACTAACGCTACCGCTGGTGTTGCAGACGAAGCCTATGTTCTGGTCGGTCCTGGTGGAACCGGAACAAACAATAGCATCGTCATGTCTCATACCGACACCCCGACCTCGACCGCTGTCGGCGGACTGGTGATCGTGTACCACCGGATCGGTCGCTAATGCCGGACGGAGTAATCCTGCTAGCGCATAGGGATATTCGGTTGACCGACTATGCGCTGAAGAAGGAATACTACATAGCCGCAGGGAACGCTCAGGCTGTCCCTGCGGCTATCGGTCAACCGTACATATCCGCTAATCCTGAACACGCTTGTCAGATTGAGGACGAAAGGGACGTGGAGAAACACACCTGTAATGTCACAGAATCGCCGGAGAGCGACGTAGCCGACGAAGCAATAGTCTCTCCTATCGAAGACCGTATGCTTCGCTCTGGTGGGCGTCTGAGCGGTCAACGTCGTGACAAGCTACGGAGGGCACGGAAGCGGGGGATGCGTGGGGCGAGGAAAGAAGCGGATCGGGTAGCGAAGGAATATGAAGCGTCTACGCAACAAGACGGATAGCGACCTTGGCCTTTCCGGTTACGAGGTCGCGGCACGTTCTGAGATGGACATACCGGAGTCGATAGCTCTGGCGGCAGTAAATCAGAACCCGTCGATGTTCGAGATTGTTGAAGACGAACCGGAAGAACAAGAAAAGCCTAAAGCCTCACACCGACAGCACTACTTCCGAAAAGACGGCACCTGTCGTTGTGGAGCGATAGAAGAAAACTGAAGACGAAGAACTTCTTCGAACAGCTTTTTCCAGCGACGAAATGATAATGATGATGGTCGCGGAGTAACTAGCCCCTCGGCCATCAGGTCAAACTAGAAAAGGGTTTTGACTGATGGCAAAGAACCAACGGGAAATCACCGTCGAGAAGACGCGCCCCGCCGACACGACAGCTTATGCGAATGAAGATGTCTGGTCGGAAAACACTTCTACGGGGACCGCGTGGACATTCTCTCGCGTCACGCTTTTCAACGCACAGACGGGGTTCATCACTAAAGCCCTTATACAGTGCGACGACACGAACATCACTCCGACGTTCACGATGTACCTGTTCAACGTTACTCCAACAGGAAACCTGAACGACAACGTGGCGAACACGAATCCCGTCTACGCTACCGAGTCCGATAACTACATCGGTCGGTTAGATTGGGGAGCAATGGAAGACCTAGGCGGAGCATCGGAAGCGGAGATCGTTCCTGGGGATACGGGGATGCCGAAGCCTTTCATCTGTGCGGCGTCTGACAATACACTGTATGGAGTGTTGGTAATTCGTACCGGTGCCTACACCCCGACGAACGGTGCGAAGATCAGGGTCACTCTAACGATAGCGCCTGACTAATGGTTTCTTTACTTCGCAGGCCACACATGATCGCACCGAGGCAGAGTCCTTCATGGAACTCTGTCGTATCCAATCCTGACATTAAATTCGCCATCAACCCTCGTGTTGGTGTATTTCAGGATGGTGCGGCGAAGTTTGTCTCGGATAACAAAGAATATCTAACCATCGCCCATGCCGATCAGTCGGGGCTTGATCTGGGTACTGGCGACCTTGCCATCAACATCCAGGTAGACCGCGATGTTGTAGGCACCAACCAGACCATTCTGCATAAGCGCCAGGACGGGTCAAACTATTGGCAGTTGGTCTGGGTCAGCAACAACAAGATTCAGTTCAAGGCTGTCAAAGCTGGCACAACAATCATCCAGCTTGATTCCTCCTCCACCTACACTTCGACTTCCCAGTATTACAATATCTCCATCAACGTAGACCGAAGCGATGCGTCTGCGTCCACTCTCAGGGTTGATGATGTAGACGACACGGACACGGGCACACGGGTTGTTCTGGATGATACGACCAACCTGGATAATACTGGAGCTTTCTTTGTTGGTTGTCACGGCGCGATGCTCCAGTTCTTGGATGGCTCGGTCGATTCTGGTTTCATCTGGACAGGTGGTAGACTGCTCACCGCCGCAGAGATTACCTGGCTGCACAACGGCGGGGATGGCAGGATCGCAGACGATATTGAAAACGGTACTGGAGACGGTGCAGGTCTGGACGATGCATTCCTGAAAGCCATGTGGGACTTTGGCGAGGGCGACGGGGAGACGCGCTTCGACTCGAAGGGCAGTAATCACCTAACACCAAATGCCGCTGAGCTTGTCACCAATGGAGACTTTGCCAACTGGACAGGTGATAACCCCGATAACTGGACTTTGATTGGGACCGAATCTTCCCCCAATCGAGAGGTTACGGAGAATCCTACAGGGCAGGCCCAAATTAAGTGGGATACATCTCCCATTGGTCTTAAGCAGGACATCAACATTCAGCCAAGCACCGAGTACGCCTATTCGATTGATATCAAGGCGGCAGCAGCAGAGAACGTTCGTATTGATGATAATTTGACTGTCTGGAGAGATGGTCTAGGCGCGACTTCCGGTACGGGGGTTCAGTCAGGTACTGCTACATCACATCCCTCAGCCCAAGACCTTCAAATTCAACGGCAAGGCAACAATGGGGATGTCACAATTGACGATCTGTCGATCAAGGTGGCTAATCCTGTTACTCTCACTCAGGGTATCCGTGGTGGGCAGGCACTTGACTACAACAAGGCTACGAGCTTTGATGGGGCGAGCCAGTACCTCAGTTTAGCTTCAAAGAATTTGCTCAAGTCTGACGACTCGATAGCCTACGCAACTGTCGGCCAGTGGGATGATGCGGTAGGCTCGGGACTCTCTGCGATTGAAAGAGTAGTATTAGCGGATGAAGGACTACCAACCACTGGTCTGCCTAGTGGTGTTAAGACTGCCGTTAAAATGACGTTTGATGGTGGTGGTGAAACACTCGGCAAAATCGAAAATGTCACGATCACCAACAATCCTCACACGTTTTCATTTTATGTGCTAGCTGGTAACCCCTATACTTCGTCTCCAGTCTCTGCGTCGGTGTCTCATTACACGTCGAATGGCGATGGTGACGCTGTAACACCTAACACGACTACGTGGCAACGCGCGACGTTTACATGGACTCCTGGAGCGGATGTAACCGGCATTATATATGCGAGGCTAGCTGGGTCACCCGATGTCAACAACGCAGGGGATATCCTCTATATTACAGGTGTCCAAGTTGAGCAGTCAGCCTCGGTCACAAATTGGGACCCCAACGCTTTGTTCAGCCCAGGCGACCAGGATTGTTGGTGGAGCACCTGGATTCGACCTGATGCTTTAGAAGTTGCCGCAGTTGCCGCCAAGTGGGTCAATGTAGGTGACAAGCGTGCTTGGTCTATCTGGAATGCTCCTGACGGCAAACCTGAAATCATTTTATCGTCTGATGGCACCTCAGGAACGAATACAACTCATGAATCTACTGTGGTTATGGTGGCTGAAAATTGGTATCACTTGTTCTTCTGGTATGACGCTACTAATGACGAAATCTCGTCATACGTCAATGGGGTACTGACTTCGGCAACTTCTCACACGTCTGGTATGTATCAACCTGCGAGTGGTGCTGATCTTGAGATAGGTTCTAACGCTGGCGGTAGTAGTCACTTTGATGGTCGTATTGATGCTGTGATGATGGGGTGTGCAGCGCAGGGTATGACGGAGACCTTCGCCAATATTGCGGCTGCTCTCTTCAACGATGGCTATGGCATCAAGTACGATGACATCTCGGCTGCGCAGAAGACGGCTTGGGGTCTAGTTGAGACCTTCGACATGGACAGTCATGGAGCAACTGCCTTTGATGGGCGGCATAACTCTATTGCTCTCACCAACAACGGGTCGCTCACCGAGGGAGACGTTAATGGTGCGGGCTACTCGGCAGGTGTCCCAGGCACCGTTGAGGATCAGTCAGGGGAAGGAAATCACCTTACACAGAATCAGGTTGCCAGTCGGCCTGGGTGGGTCGAGAAGCCTGTGGATAGTTCCGGTAACGCAATCTTTAATGGGAATCCCGCGTTCTTGTTCGACGGCATCACATCCATCATGACACGAGCAGCAGCACCGTTCACTGGCGAGAAAGGTGGTGTTTTCGCTCTTATTCATCCCATCAGTCTTGATGCTACCAACCAAACTATTTTTGCTCAGGCAGACACAGGTGCGGATGTCAACTATAATGGTCTGGCTATCAATGGATCTGGTGACCAGATTATGCAGAGGTTCCAGAATTCTGGTGGGCAGGATGACAAAGATGGAACAACTGCTCTTGTGGCGGGGAACACGTATATTGTTGGTGCGACATCAAACGGAGAGAGTGGAGGGACTACCCTACGAATCTCCAAGGTTGATGATGCCATTAGTGGAGGTGGGGATGATGGAGACTGGATGGCGGACCTAGCCGGAGCCGACACCTTTTCTCTAGGTGCTCTGAAAAGATCATCCGAGAGTGAGTTTGCACACATTTACTGTGGTCCCGTCCTTGAAGTCGATGGGGTTGATCCTGTTGGTAAACTACAGAAGGACATCGAAGCTATTCTTGCTGACTATGAAGCGGGAAAGCCGGTCGGCTGATGCCATCACCTAGAGTCCATTATTTCGTAGCTGTTCGGGACACCCATAAGGGTGCGCTTCAAACCATGCTCGATGGTGACCCTAACTTCGGCAAAGGTCATACTGAGCATGGCTTCTCTAACGCCTTCCCTGTGGAGTACACGGACGGCACTAACTCATGGTGGGTGACGCACGGCTCGATGACCAAGAAGCAATTTTCCTATCTGGAGGATAGGGCGGTGAACGGGGCTACGCTTCCTGGTCTGATCGCAGGTGGTGTGTTAATGATGGTCTCGGAGAGGGTAGACCCGAACGCTCTGGCAACTTGGGGTCTTACTCCTGTGCCGGTGGAGGTTTGACCATGAATATCAAGTGGTGGCGACCTCCGTTAATACTTCTCATCATCGCCGTCGCGGTTATAGCTATGTACGCGATGTTCCACGGCTTCAACGAAGTGGCAACCGCCGCCGTCGCGGGACTCGCTGGCGGACTCGTAAAGCTGGTAGAGACTAAAGACGAATAATGGATTACGCCTTCGTAACAGTTGACTACGTGCAAGGGACAGGTGGCCTATCGTTCACCGGCTCGGCGGACAGGACTTGGCTTCTATCTGTCGTTCAGGCTGTGTCAGAAGACATCGAACAGTATGTCAACCGAGAGATACATCCCCGTGCAGAGACGCGCTACTACGACGGCGAAGCGTCTACGTTCCTCGACGTTCCTGGTCTTATCTCTGTCGGGACGCTGAAAGAGGATAGCGTTAACGACGGGACATACGACACGACATGGAATGGGACCGACTATATTCTTCTACCTCACAATGCAAATCCGACCTCTGCTAACGGCGCTCCGTATAGTCAGATACAGGTGACGCCCTTCTCTGTCGGGACACAGGATGTTTTCTTAGGCGGGATAAAGAACTATGAGATAACCGGAACCTACGGATGGATTAGCGCAATACGGGATTCGGGGATCGGCGCTTCGGCTGACGTAGGCACAGTAGCGACGGCGTTCGACGTGAACGCAGTTGCTACCGGAACGATTGAAGTAGGACACACGATAGTAATCGGCTCTGAACAGATGTTTGTTCGGGACGTTGGGACCGGTACTTCGATAACAGTGACGAGGGCCGTCAACGGTTCGACCGCTGGATCACATGGAAGCGGAGCGTCCATCAATTACCACGTCTACCCGAACGCGGTGACGAACGCGGCGTTCATTCAGAGTGCAAGAATCTTCAATCGAAGAAAGTCTTCATTCGCTACGGAGATTGGTAATCCGCAGACTGGCGAGTTTATGACATTCCGTGGACTCGACCAGGATGTGAAGTTCGAGCTAGCACGGTTCAGGCGGATCGCAATATGAGCGACCTGTCAGACGTAAGGGACGGCCTGAAGACGGCTATCGAGGCTGAAGTAGACGGGTGGAACGTTTATACATACGCGCCAAGAGGACTTCAGGTTCCGGCGATATGGATGAACTATGAAGAAAACGACACCGTTGTTGTCTTCAAGGGGAACACAATCGAGGGTGAAATCCTGGTAACGGCTGCGTGTTACTCGGACAAGGAAGCGGATGGATGGGCGCAACTGGAAGAAGTAATCTCACCGACTGGTGGACAGTCGCTAATCAAAGGGATTCGTGACAACCGAAACCTCAACAACAAAGTTGACGATGCCGAAGTAATGGCAATCGAGAACTTCCGCTATGAAAATATCGAGGACATGAACCTTGTCGCTGCGGACGTTCGGGTGTCGTTCATAAAGTCAATCGCATAATGGCTGAGTTCAAGATAACCCTACAGGGCAATAAAGAAATACAGGACGCCTTATCAAAGGGAACGAAGAAGTTCCGTGAACCTGTACGTCGTTTTCTTGATCGCTCTGTTAAACAGGTTGAGGCGAAGGCGAAGGAAAAGGCACCGGTAGACCGAGGGCGTCTGCGGTCTTCGATACGGAGTTTCACGCGGCAGGTTCCGCAGCCGAGAGGAATTGTGAGGGCAGGAGTTCCCTATGCTCCATACGTCGAGTTTGGAACACGCCCACACTGGCCTCCGTTGTCAGCGATGCAACCTTGGGCTAGGCGACACGGCTTTCCTGCCGGACGGGTAGGGGCTTTTCTGGTAGCAAGGGCAATTGCTCGACATGGAACGAAACCACAGCCGTACATGGAACCGGCGTTGAAAGAATCAGAAGACGACATCAACAAGTTCCTCGACATGGCTTCAGAGGAAATAGAACAACTATGGGAGCGCATCTAAATGGCTAAGCGATACTCCCGACACGTTTCGATCTACTACGGCGGTTACGATCCTGGGACTGCAACAACACAATCGTCCGTAACGCTTCAGGCCGAGCCGATAGAGAAGACTGTGTTCGGCGAAGCGGCTGAAACGTTCGTAGCTGGCGTTCGTGCCGATGAAGGCGAGTGGGCCGGTCTGTTTGACGACTCGAACTCGATGGATGCTGCCGCGTCTGCGCTTGGAGGGTCTATCGGGACGAATACCGTCTTTACGTGGATGTGCGGGACGATCAGCGGAACACTGTCAACTGCTATCGGTTACTCGGCACAGATCGCCAACATAGATAACCGTCCCTTTTCGGAGAACGTCGGACTTGTCAGGCAGTCGGCGGGAATTGCTGTAGACGGAACGTGGAGTCGTGGAAACGGAATTCTACTGGAAACGATCTCAGGAACGGCAACAGGAAATACAAACGCTCATGATAACGGCGGGGCTACTACCGCAGGCGGGACAGTTTACGTCCACGTCACGACAGGAACATATGGAGAGGATGGGACGGGTACGGCGATCCTACACCTTGACCATTCGACTTCAGGAACCGGAACGTGGGCGTCGATAGCAACAATGGGCGGCATCAATACTAATCAGTCGATCCTAGCGACATTCTCCGGCACGGTCAGACAGTTTACTCGTATTCGTATGATTAACGCTGGATCATCAATCACGGTCGCGGCTAACGTCGCACGTTCATAAGAATCGTAGAGGTAATAGACATGGCTCAGTTCAAAGTAAACGGGAACACGAAGGTTCTTTTCGATTCGTCCTCTGCGGCAACGCTCGATATGTCTTCATACATTGACAGCGTAGGAGACGGTCTTGGAAAGGTATTTCAAGACCTCGACGTTACGACGTTCGCAGACGATGGCGAGAGGATCATAATCGGGATCGAGACATCCCAAACCCTCACTGTCGAAGGGCCATTTGACGACACCGCTTCGACTGGCCCCGACGTAGTGTTCGGGACACTGGTAGGCGGGACCGCTCGGACAGTCGAGTTCTGGCCGGTCGGTACAGCATCAGGCGCACGGGGAATCAGGGGAGAGATGTTCTGTACTTCCTACATGCCTGCCGCCGCGTCGAAAGAGACTGTTCGTTACACGGCAACGTTCCGGCTGGACGGGCAAGCTACGTTGACGACACACGCATAATCCTTCCACGCCTTGTAAGCGATTTTCGGCCCTCGGTAGTAGAATGTATTGCTGAGGGCCGTAGCGTTGCTCTACGGGGCTGCTAGACGCCTTAGAATCGAAAATAGGGAAAGGGGCACATGAGGATTCCAACGGAACGGATAGAACTCGGTGACGGCGAGTGGGTAGAGATACAAAAGTATCTGACCCGTGGGCAGCGTCGTGCAATAGATAAGCACACGCAGCGGGAAGCGGTTCAGCTAATGGGGTTGTTCCGTGGGGCGCTGGACACAGATGAAATGATGGCCCGTGCCGAGGACTCCGGCGAAGAACGTATTGCTGACCCGCGCAACCCTGACGAAGAAGATATGTGGCTCTGGCATTGTATAACCGGCTGGTCGTTCGGTGAGGAAAAGCCAACCGCTGAGGAAATAGACGAACTACCGGACGAAGTGACCGAGGCGATAATCGCTCGGATGCGTGAGTTATACGTCAGGACTGAGGAACAAGATCGAAATTTAGACGGGACGCGGCAGCTTGGGCCTACGGTGACGGAAGTCTCGACGGTGAACTAGCTGAGGCGGCGTTTATAAAAGAAATGCGTTGGTCTTGGGAACAATACTGTGAAGCACCGGATGATCTTGTTCAGAACATCTTTCTGTTAATGAACGCCCAGTCGGAAGCGTCACAACAAGATGGCTAGTTCGAAGCTCGACATAATAATCAACCTTGTTGATCGTGCATCGCGTGGGCTGAAGAACATGGACGCGAGTGTTAAGCGTACCGCTGAAGGTTTTCGTCAAGTTGGACGTTCATTGGCACTTGCCGGTGGTGCAATAACTGGTCTAGGACTGTTGGGTGTTAGGACGTTTGCAAGGTTTGAACAAACGATGGCGCGGGTCGGAGCGATAAGCGGTGCAACTGCTAGCGAGATGGAGGCGTTAGAGAGAGTTGCCCGTGAGATGGGGCGGACGACAGTATTTACTGCAAACGAATCTGCCGAAGCGTTGCAATTCATGGCAATGGCAGGAATGAACGCGCAGATGTCTATTGAGGCGTTACCATCTGTCCTTCAACTTGCGTCTGCTGGTGCTATCGAGCTCGGTCAGGCCGCTGACATAGTTACGAACGTCATGGCCGGAATGAACCTTGAAACACGCGATCTAGCGCGAGCGAACGATGTTCTGGTGACGGCCTTTACATCTGCGAATACTGACCTGACACAACTAGGGCAAGCGTTCAAGTTTGCTGGCCCCGTTGCCGCATCTGCCGGAATACAATTTGAAGAAGTTGCCGCATCGCTGGCTCTTATGGGTAACGCTGGTATTCAAGCGACAATGGCCGGTACAGGTCTGCGAGGGGCTATCACAAGGCTACTAACCCCAACTTCCGATTCGATTGACGTTATGAATCGCTTGGGGGTTAGCGTTCTTGACGCGCACGGAAACATACTGCCTCTCAGAAATCTCATTGCTCAATTTGAAAGTGTCGGTCTTAACGCTGCCGATGCAATGACCCTCTTTGGGCAACGGGCAGGACCAGCGATGCTTGCACTTATCTCGCAAGGTAGCGACGCACTCGACACCTTAGTTGAAAAAATGCAACAGTCCGGTGGAACCGCCGAGCGGATTGCAGATGCACAACTCGACACACTTCAAGGACAGCTAACACTACTGAAGTCAGCCTTCGAAGGGCTGGCGCTTGAAATAGGTCGCGTATTCGTTCCCGCGATACGGTCCATTGCTGAATTCTTGCAGCCGGTAATTAGTTCGTTAGGACACTTTATTGAGAGACACCCTGACATTGCACGGTGGGTCGGGATTTCCGCTGGAGTCCTAGCAGGGTTCGGGGCGGTGATGTTTACCTTGGGTGTCGTGATGCCTCCCGTCGTGACGGCAACTCGCGGACTGGCAATTGCAATGGTCGCTCTTGGCAGGGCCAACATTAAACAGATTGCAACGACAATCCTCTCGGTAGGTGCAGCGGCCTCAGTCGCAGCGGGACCGGTTACGGCCCTGGTTGCTGCGGCTCTAGCGTTGCCGACTGCTATAGACGCGATTAGCGCCTTTATGTCTAGTAACGAAAGTATGTTCCTTGGCCGAGACGCAACCCGTCGTTTCCGTGAAGGGGGGAATGTCTTTCAGGTATTCGCTGCGGAACTTGGGGATCGTGTGTCAAATGCCTTTAACTCTGTTAATGATGCTGTCTTCGGGACGACCGGTGCAATAGAAGAATTCGAAGACACTATCGCAGATGCCGAGCGAACGGTTGATAAGATGATGGGTGAGGCGGGAACAGGGAAAGGTTTAGAGGGACTCCCTTCAGTTCTTAGAGAAGTGAAAACCGGTTTCGAGGGAACGACTGGAGCGATAACGGGGTTAAGACCCCTCCAAACGATATTCGACACGACAACTGGAAAACTGCGCCTTCTAACAGACGGGTTTAGAATGGCAGGCATTCGTATGAATGAATTTGAAGAATTCGTTCGGCCAGTTACCGACCATCTAAACAATGCTTTCTTACCGGCTATCGATAAATTAGCTAACGAGACAGAAGAAGTCGGGCAAACGTGGGGACAAGAACGTACAAACTTCATGGAGATGTTCGACACTCTAACGGGACAACGGATGGTAGCCGGTCAACGTCTCATAGTTGATCCTGTTGAACAACAGATAGGCGCAATACATACACGGTTCGCTGCCTTCGTTCGGTCCTTACCTGATCGCATCAATTCGATAAATACGTTTGGGGAAAGATTGCAGAACGCATTTACTTCGCCCATCCTTGATGCTACAGACGCTCTTGAGAAAATGAAGAAAGCTCTCGAAGATGTGATTCCTTCGCCCTTACAGCCTTTCGGTTTAACTGGGACATCTCTTGCTTTCCGCACGGCACAGATACAGGGATTCTCTCATGACGACGCTACATCAATAGCGCGACTGTTCGGTGATGAATTCCAATCCATACTCAACGATAGGGTTCTTCCGTCAGTAACGATTAACCTGAACGGTGAACAGCTACAGGGGCAGATGTCAAGAGACTTTCATTCTAGGGTACGGTAGATATGGCTCCGACGTTAGAACTATTCGACGGAAGCACTACGATCAACTTCGCCGATGCTAGCGGTAATTATGGGCCTCGGCGTGGATCAATTCGCTTCGGTGCGCCAGAGACACGTTCTATCCTTGCCGGTACGATGCTTCGTGGTGTTCACTACGGGCCGCGTGAGATTAGCTTCCCTTTGTGGATTAAGGGATCATCCGTTGCTGATCTTCAAACGAAGATACGCGATCTTCACTCGATGCTTGCAAAGGCGATCCGCCGACAGAAGTTCGACCAGGGGACGATAGTCGTTCTGAAGACACAACTAGGGGATAACGACGCTTCAGATATTTCATTCAGGATATTATCTGGTGCCCTCGATCTATCTCCGTCGTCTCTGGACACGGTAGATGTAGACACGAATAACCGGATACGTAACGCACTTCTGACGCTGCTAGTAGAGCCGTTCGGAAGGCTGGCCGCAGTCAATCTCTCACAGGACACGCTAGAAAACGAACAGGACTCGAACGCTAACTACATCGACGTTACATCTATCACAGGGACACACGGGGCTAAGCTCCAGTTTGAAGTCGAAGAAGGCGGTGCGTCAGCGTGGACCGGATCGAAAAAGATATGGGTCGCCATGCGCTCAGGTGAGCGCCGGACCGACACGCTGTTCATTCAGGGAGAAGCCGAGGATTCGTTTGTTGAGGGTACTGATCCTTTTGATGGAACTGGAGGTACATTTTCAACAGATGGAGCGAATGCGGCGCATTCTTCCAATACATCAGGTGGGCAGACTGCACAGGCACGATGGACGGGCAATTCTGGAGTAGGAAATACTGTTGCTGGATACCTAAATGCAGGCTATGTGCAATACAACATAGTTGCCGGTAGCTTGCCCCAAGGTCTGTTTCGCGTACTTGTACGCGGGCGGATTGATTCCGACGTGTCGGCTCATGCTGTTGGCGATGTAGGGTTTGCACTCGGATGGGCTTACGGCGCACAGTCGTACACACCTGTTGATGGTGATGAAGTGTATCCCTCGGCGCATGGCGAGTATCAAACGATTGATCTTGGAGAATTAGCCCTTCCCCCTCACAACGTTCCAGATGGCTACACAGGTGAGACACTTAATCTTCGGATATACCTTGTTCAAGACGATACGGCAGCGAATGTTAACTTTAACGAGAAAGTTGATTGGTTCATTGACTATCTCTTTCTGCTGCCGATTGACGAAGGAGTAGTTACTGTTGATGCAGTAGGCGACACACATAAAGTGCTGATTGATGGACTTTCGGACACCCCAGGTGTCTATTTAATAAACGATTCAGATGAGGTCGTTCAGCAATTCGCTACGGCTACAGGTGGCCCGTTCGACATCGGACCGGAAGACACCCGTATCTACGTTCTTCGTGATGATACTGGAGACCCGACATCGGTAACATTCATCGTCAATGGAAACTATACGCCGCTGGTAGCTGATCTCTAATGCCTAGATTCGTTCTCCAACACGCAAAGTTGTTCGAAGCTGATGTTACATCGACGGTCCAGCTTGCGTACTTCAAGGTCGAGGACTTCAGCGAGTATCAACATACGACACGGCTACCTGGGGGATTCTTCACCGCTCAGGTGGTGATACCTTCGACTGAAGAAGAATACTGGCAATGGCGTACTGAACGGTTGCTAGCACGGCTGAGGATCGAAGAAGGTGGCGGTAAGGTGATATGGGAAGGTCGTCTTGAAGACGTTGAACTCCGCGATCAGTTTTTTGTTGCCCTGAAGTTCTTCGGATACTGGTCGAATCTTACCGACAACGTCCGGAACTCTAACTACGCGACGGCAGGCAACGTGATAATCAGCGACCTTGTAGTCACACAGATGGATTCGGACACTCGCCAGTTGTCTACGTCCACGGCTAACCTAGCGACAGGGCCAACCGTCGATCAGGACTATCAAGACGACTGGACGATGTGGAGGATTCTTACAGACCCGCGACGTGGGGTAACGTCGTTTGGATCAACGAACGATAACCCGATTGACCTCGCTGTATGGGAAGACAGAGAAGTTTACTACACCGAGCGAAATCCGTCTGCGGTTACGTGGCAGGCTTTTATACGTCCTGGTGGCGGCGTAGACGCACTTCGTCCACGTATTAGCTGGCGGACGGTAGGGAACAGCGTAGCTGTAGCCTATGAGTCAGGCGGAACAGGGACACACACAGGGACCACAGAGAACGCGGCGTCGATAGCGAAGTACATTCAGCGCGACTACTATGTCCCGAACATTGGCACGTCTACTTCGGGACCGGCTGAACAGCGCAGAGATACCGAGCTAACGAAACGGAAAGACCCTCAACAGGAAACAGACGGAATCACGTTGTCGAGGATATGGGACACGAACGGCGTCGAGTTTCCACTTTGCCGAGTGAGGGCCGGTGATGTTCTTCGGATAATGGACTTCACACCGAAGACCGGCGACCTCGGAACGGTTACTCTGGACGCCTACCGAACGTTCTTCATTGAAGAAACAACTTGTAATCATGTGAACGGTCAGCTACGCATCCGACCCGACAGGTCAAGCGGGTCTATCGTAGACACAATGATCGAACACGGGATAACGTAGAGGGAAGTCATGGAACTAAAGCACCTGAAGCTGATCCTGCGACCCGACGTACTACGTGAGACGTTTCGCTTTCTTGTGAAAGCTGGTGATGCATTTGACGACTCTAAGCTGACGGCTGACGAACGTGACGATCTAATGCGTCAGGCGTGGGTCGTAATCAAGACGTACCAGCGACAACGTGAATCCTAATGGTCACAAGTGATAACGAAAACTTGCTTGCCCGTATTGACGAACGGACACAGGCAATGGAGCGGAATATCTCGCAGATTCAGGATGAACTAAAGAGGGACTACGTTACACACGCCGAGTTCAATCCGATCAGGATGATCGTGTATGGCATGGTAGCGGTCACGATGGTGTCAGTCCTCGGTGGTCTTCTGTATCTGGTAGTGAGGCAACCGCCGACACCATGAGACAGCATAAACGATATTTCTTCCCTCTAGCTTGGATAAGTGCATTAGTCGGTGTGACGCTAGCAATGCAGGCGGTTCTGTGGTGGCCGAATGATGTATACGCGCCGATGTACGGGTCGGGGTTTGATGAACCCCAAGTCGTTTTAGAGGATGAAGTCAAAATAGATGGTTCAATCACGACAGTCGGCGTTGTGAAATGCAATAAGCTCGACCATCCGATCAGCGTGACGGGTAACTCGAAATGGCGACGAATTGATAATGGTGGACAGCTACAGATACCTGATCCGCCTCGGTCTGGTGGTCAACTTCAGCCTGGGTGTTACGATCCTCGAACATTCGAGAATAAGCTACCTGAAGGGGTTACACCTGGGGTTTGGGTACATGAAGGCGAGAATTCTACTTATCGCGGTGAAGAACGACAAACACTCTGGTGGACGACGGAGAGTTTCAGAGTAGTTGAATAGTGACGGCACGACTACTGCAAAGAACGGTAGTCGTGCCGTCTGTCTCTATGCGTTGACAGTTTCACTCCGTTTATAAGAATGCATCCGTCGCCGCATCACGTCAACCGAGTCCCATCCGTTCTCAGCCGTCCCGTTGTAGAAGACGGTTTGAAGGGCGGTGTTCTCGTAGGGTGTATTCCTCCACTCTAACGCCTTCGTTGTCAGTGTTCCGTCGTAGAGTCTTACGAGGTCTTGACGCCCACGTTTTGAAGTCTTAGTCCCATCCACAGGGTCTTTGTACACAGGACGCTGTTCGATAAGCTGTCCCATGTCGTTAGCGATTCCGACCGACGAACACTTGTAGGCGAAGTCACCGGTATCCCGTGTCAGGTCTTGAAGAAGACCGCCGCCCATGCCGAAGGCATAGTTTTCGGTTGAGAAACCTGCTCTCGTTACACGGTCGAGGATAGTTTCAAGAGTATCTTCCGTTATTCCGTCGCCTTGGATTATCTTGACGTGTCGCAGAACCTTGAACCCTTTATCAGTAACAGTGTGACCGAAAGCCGATGAGAGGGTATGACTGATAAGTTCTACGACATCAGGTGGATAGCCGGAGTCAGGGCGGATAACTACGACCGCGCCGGAGTCAATGACGTGTTGACGAAGGTCTTCACCCCACAGCTTTTCGACGGCATTGTATATGTCGTATGAGTCCGACACGACGGCGACTGTCTTTCCCTTCGCGGCGAACGCCTTCAGGATGTTTCTGTACGCTTCTACTTCGCTATCTTTTCCCCATGCCGTAATGACGGCGTGTTCGGCGGCAGGGATTGAGTAGCCCATCCCGCCGTAGTGAGTGTTCAACAGGAACGCGCCTTCCTGGGTGTCGGTCCCGTTGAAAGACAGTAGATGAGCGGCACCGCCAAGGGCGGCAGACTCGGCGCTACTGACTCCACGCGCTCCGAAGTCGTGAAGCATGAAGTCAATATGATCGTCGGGGTTGTCGGATGTCTTCTCAAGATAGCTGTAAAGCTGTTGTCGGATGTTCCATGAACGGGTTGCAACGGTGATCGGATACCACAACCTAACCATCATCGTTTCGACCCATCCTGCGACCCACCATGTCTTAGGGTCGGTACTCTCGACGGTGAACATTACGTTACCGGCTGGAACGATAGTACCTTCGGGAACCGCGCGGATGTGGATTGGAAGACGACCGTCGAGATCGTGAGCTATCCGATACCATCCGTCATAGGGGAACGGCAGACCCATGCGTGTAACGAAGTCCCTCGACTTCTCAATATCGCCCATTGAAATACGCCGCGAAAGGTACTCGCCGATCAGGTAGGACATGCCGAACATAACGTATTCGTTGTACAGACCTCCACGTGACTCGAAATAGCTATGCATGTTCACGGTGTTCGGCGGGTACATCCACGGGTGTGAATTCTTGTAAGCGTCGGTGCGGAGGATTAGAGGCAGTCTCATTGTTGTTCCTTTCTGTTCAGTCTTCGTTAACGTACTCCCACTTCACCCTGTCCCAACGGCGCTTAGGACGGTACGCCTGGGGCGCGATGTGATTGATGTGTGACGTTACCGGCCCGTCGCAATTCCTACATTGACCGCCGTCGTCTCGGTCTTTGTAAGGCATGTAGGCGTTACACGTTGGGAACCGGACTTCTGTTCCGTTCATGACTTGTCCTTTCTATGCAAACGAAAATGAAGGCATCGGGTTAAAATCGAAGTTGAAGTCAGGGATTTCCAGTTGAATATCAGGCGGGTCAACAAAGTCGAACGGTAGCGGGTCTAAAATCGGGCCTGGGAAGACAGGAATGATATCGGGGGGTGGGGGTAAAGGTGTTGGAATAGCTTCAAGTGCATCGTTCAGGTCTGTGATTTCCTGTTTGCCTGCCTGGGTTGTAATAGCTGTATGAATAGCTAAAACATCATCTATCGGGCCAAGTATTGCCAGTGCTTTAATACCCCACCTAGCAATGGCTTCAACAAGCTGTTTTGCCGACCCGATAGCAACATCAAACAGCTTCATGTCCAGTCTCTTAATTGCCTCTGTAGCACCGCTGAAGTTGTCAGACCACGTTAGGACTCTGCCATTGTCTGCATCCTCGACCCACCAGACGTTCCTGTCTTCAGGCAACGTGCTTCCGTCAGGCAGTCTCACATCTTCAGTCTCAGGTAGGCTAGGAAATAGGTCAAGACTCAGTCGTGGCGGCGGCAGATCATCATTGATGGCAGTGATAATGAGACCCTCCGGTATCTGCCCCAGGTGAAAGAATCCATTCTCTCTGGTACACCCACCCTGGCAATGGCTTATCACTCCATTCCGTTCGATGTCCCTCAATTCCACAGGCATCACGACTTCGGGCACATAGGTGCCCTTGTAGTCGATGCGGACTCCATTTTCATCGTAGTACCATTCTGCCACCGTAACAGGTCCGTCTGCCGATGCTAGGTTAGCCGCTGTCATGAACAGGGCGAGTCCGAGAAAAGCTAGGAACGCTGCGATCTGTACTTTCTCTAGTTGCGACATTCGATGTACCTCCGTTGTGTGTTTTCGATTCTAAGGCGTCTGTGCGCCCCGTAGAGCGGCGTTCTAGCCTTCAGTAGCAGTACGGGTATCGGAAGACAATTTACTCGGCTCTACGGGCGTCTTGCCGACATTCATATACGCTCTACGAAACCGACCGTTGAGGCGGGTCAGGTCGCCGAGTGTTATCTGAAATAGGTGTCGCTCGGTCCACTTGCCCTTTTGAACGGCGTTGTCGATAGATATTTCTTCGTGGGATATGAACTCGACAACGCCGGTCTTGTCCGGTGCTAGTGCAAACTTAGCGTAGATGTGTTCTGAGTCTTCGGTTCCCTGCAGTATTACTTTCATATCGAACCTTTCTATCTCTTACACTTCGCCGTGACTATGAATTCATCGGTGTCGTGGTCGTAATACGAAAGACTACCGTCTTCGTAGTGACCACATCCGTCGAGACAGACACTGCAGAGCGACATCATATGCTCGCCCATGTCGAGCGTTTGAATATGACGTATGTCTTGACTGCAAACGACGGCAATCTTCGGAAATGATTTGTCGGCGTCCTTGGGGTAGATACGTTTCTTACAGCAACCACAGACGGGAAGGGATTCTTCACGACGCTGTTCTTCGGCTTTCCATTCTTCCCAGGATGATCGAGAGTTAACCACCATCACATTTCCTTTCTAACGCATTGGAACGGGGTTATCCGCCTTGTCCAGTGGGGTACTGGTACTAATCCATATCTGACACTACTTCGACGCGCTCACCGTCTCTGACAGCAACGTGACGGACTTCTATGTTCAGGATTGAGAACCAATAGAAGACGGTCCCTTTCGGTATCCCTAGCACTTCGCCGACCTCAGCAAGCGTCTTACCGCTGTTGTATAGGTCGACTATGTACTTGTCAACCGGTTCGTCTAGTGTAGCTTGTAGCTCTCGGATGCGGCGGGGAAGCCGCCTTGAGTTCGTCAATGGAAATACCTTCGTCGTGACGGAGGTCTACATACCATCCACAGCGAAGACAGTTGACGTATTCACCGTAGTGGTCGCGGGTTTTGTGAGTCGTGCCCCTACAGCGTGGACACGACTTCAGGCTGAGGTTAGAAGCTGTAGGCATATGTAGACCTCCGTTGTGTGTTAGAGGATCGGCGAGAGTTACTGGCCTATACGGTACATCTTCGCGCCACAGATGGAACAGACGCCGGTCGTTGCGGGTCTTCCGTTCGCCATCGTGACCTTTTCAGGATTAGCTATTTCGCGGTGTGTCTTACACCGAAGACAGTATCCTTGCATATCGCTACCCCCTTTCTTAGATTCTGCCCCTCTAGCTGACGGGCTACGGTGAATTTACTTTGCTTTACGGGCACGTCTGGCCGTGGCAGTCTGTGTGTAGGCTAAATTCGATCCTGACCACTCGGCCTTCCAGTCCCAATCGTCCATCACGAACCGAGAGAACTCATACCCGTCGAGTTCTATTTCATCGGATATGTTCATCTCGACCATACGGATGATCCGGTCGTAGTCGGTCGTATGGTCTTGGGGTTCGGGCATGTGGAATGTGGCGTGTACCTTCTTTGCGGCACGTGCATCGGCTAGACGACGGTCGAGTTCTTCGATGATCGTTTCACGCCATCCCTCTTGTGCCAGAAGAAAGGCGTCCCTGTGTGAATCACGGTTCTCCCGTAATGCTTTTAGTAGTTCATCTTTCCTAACTGTTACTGTGTCCATATCGTTCCTTTCGTGTTTAGGTTATTAACGCTTGTGGGTTCCGTTGACGTGCGTGACAAACCGCGACCGCTATTGCATCTGCTACGTCCTCCCCGCCTTTGTACGATAGATCGAGGTTGAACATCGTCTCGGCATATGATCGTATTGTGTCCTTCTTCGCCCGACCGTTGCCTGTGAAGCCTTTCTTCACTTCGGCTGGAGTGTGTTCGTAATAGATAACATCTCTAGCCCGTTCGACCGCTACCATTACGAGTCCACGCGCCATACCGAGGGCGAGTGTAGCAGACGGGTAGCCGCCGACGAACCCCTTCTCGACACATACATGGTGGGGTTTCCAAGTAGCGAGAGCCGACTCTAAGTATTCGAACAGTCTTGATAGACGCTGCGGGATCGGTTGACTAGCTGGAGTCTGAAGATAGTCGAAATGGAACAGTCCCTCTGGAAGCTCAGTGTCGAGAACGGCAACGCCAGTTATCTGTGTTCCTGGGTCGATCCCCATTATTCGCATTAGTAGAATCTCCCGTGTTCGATCCTGCCCTTAGTGAACGGGATTGCGTTCGTGCTAGGTTCCGGCGTCAGGTGAAGAACAGCTTCGTCGTCACCGAGTCGTACCAGTAACGACATGTTGTTCCCTGAGATTATCTCTGCGTCGGGAACGTCAACACCGATGAACGCGACATGCGTCCCGTTGCTGCGGATTAGAAGACGACCTTCACTCGGTATCATTGGACGCCTCTAGTCGTTGAGTTACGGATAGGCGAACATCGGCCACGATTCTTAAAACCTCTAGTCTTGCAGACTCTAATCCTGCGAAGTCGTTTTCACGGTCTTCTTCATCGAATGTAGTAGCGAACACTTCATCGACGCGCTGTGATAACGCAACAGCGGCATCAACAAGGCGCTGTTGCTCTGTGTTAGGAATAGTAGGCGGTAGGTAGATAGGCCAATGCCCACGTAGGCCAGCAAAGTAACCACGGCTGTACGCGTTTCGTTCTTCGCGTGTAGTCATTGTCTGTCCATTACTCCTTCTGCCTGTATGAACTACACGTTAGCTGGACGTGTGCGACGATACCGGTGTTGATGTCAAATATCCGATCAGCTAGACGGAACCCGCAGTTAGCCGCCATGTCTTTACGGTTGTTGATGTTGGTCGTTATCGCTAGCTGACGACCGGAGCGATACCGGTCGTCTATCAACGCCGTTAGCTGTTCAATCGTCCACGACGTTGAAGACTCCGCGCCGAGGTCGTCTATCAGCAAGACGCTGGCCGATTTATACGAGTCCAGCAACGCGCCGGTCGATACGTCTGCGTCGTCGCTGTATGTATCACGAATCGACTGAAGTAGTTCCGCAGCCTGAGCGAAGCGTACCGTTCGCCCACGCCGAAGACATTCGTGACCGATAGCCTGGAGTAGATGCGTCTTGCCAGTCCCAGGTTCTCCGATGAATACGAGGATGTTTTCTTTGTCGTTGATAGCTTCGGGAAAGTTTCTTGCAGCCCAATAAGCGTTCTCTGCACCTTCGCGCCGTGTCCACATATCGAACGTCTTATCGAGAAGCGGTAGACCGGAGTCGGTACGGCGCTGTGCGGCCCGCATCTGTTCCTCTTGCTGTATCGCAGGGCACCGGCAATCGAATTCGTGGTATTTCTCTGGCGGTACTCCACGGTTGTTGAGAACGTGGGTTATCTCAGGTGCGTAGAACTTGAACAGAAGGTGATTGCATGTCTCACACCACCAGTCGTCTTCGATGCGGGTGAAAGGGTCTTGTTGGAACGCCTGAATACCGGCAACGCTGAACAGGTATGGGAGTGTCTTCAGATCGGCCATATCATCCCTCGACTAGAGCGTATGGAATCCCATTATCTTCGGCCCGACAGAGGGTGTCCATCGTACCGGCTGACTTCGTGATGTCGGAGTGGAATGCTACGACAAGATCAGGGTGCATGTCGATCATCTTCTGATTTCTGATCGGACCTGCGGCCCGACCGTATATGTTCCATTCCGCACTAACAGTTGTCCTAGGGATGCCTAGACAGGCTGCAACATCCATCGCTTTTGCGTCCGCTCCAGACCCGCCACCTTCAATGATGCACAAAGGTTGTAATCGTTGAACGATCCTGTAGATAGCATCGTAGTCTTTCCAATCCCGATCACCGCAGACCAGTAGCTTCATTTCGCTTTCTCCATATCGTCAGGGATGAAGCTCGGCTTCCGTAGCTCACCAGCGGCGTAGCGTTCTTCGTCAGTCTTCATAGGCTTCGAGCCGTTGGTAGACGGTGCGACGCCGTTCTTCGCTGAGGTCGTTTGCCAATCTTTAGGCTTGAGCCAATTCTTGAAAAACTGGCCAATGTCTTTTTTATTGCCACGTTTGGTATGAGCGTTAGCGATAAGCCACGCGATAGCATCCTCGGCATCATCGGCTAGGTTCCGGTCGGGATATTCCTTCTCGACGTTCTGTATCCATCGGTCAGACCGATCAAGGCGAGAATCGTATAACCGAAGACGATGATACCATTCCGGCTTTTCGGACATATTATTAAGGTCAGTAGTTGGTAGTATCTGGTCTTCTTCCTTTATAGCAGCGGAACGACGTTCACCCTTTGTTGAACTAGGTTCACCCTTTACGGAACGACGTTCACCCTTTTCTTCAGAAGGGTGAACTGTATTCATGGTACTAGGTTCACCCTTTACGTCTTCAAACAGTGAACGACGTTCCACCTTTTCGGCGTCGATAATATATCCTATACGGTGTCCACGTCCACCCGTCCGCGAAGATGTTCTTCGTATCCACCCGTCTTCGATTAGGCTCTCAATGTGGTTGCGAACTCCGCGATCTGAGAATCCAGTGTAGAGCATGAGGCGGTGTAGACCAGGGAAACAGTTTGCCCCGTCGTCGTCGGCGTGAACGGCAAGGGCGATCAGAGTTAGTTTTTGTCCCGATGGTATTGAACAGGGCAGAACCTTTTCGGCCAACGTCCTATGCACTACTGTTCACCTTCGCAGATTTTCGGCTGTTACATGAACGACAGAGGAATTGAAGATTCTCTAATTCGTCTGAACCGCCTCTTGAAAGAGGAACCACATGATCGATGGTAATATCAGACGATGAATGACACTCATTGCAGGCGTAGATGTGTCCATCCTCGATCATTGCTAACATAATGTACTTCCGTGATCGCTGGAATTCCTGTCGCCGATCTTTAATCAATTCTTGTTTCTTACTGCGTGTGATTGAATTGAGACGTGCGATTTTAAGAAGTGACTCAAATTCTTGATATGAAATCCTAACTTCAAAACGCCCGTATTTTTCGACAACGACCTTATAGAATTCATTACGATGGTTTTTCTTATACGCCGATGTGAATAATTCATCCTCCATGTGCTTTAGCGCCGTAACTGCCATCCATGCAAGGTCGTCAGCCGTAATCTTCAATGTTTTCTGAAGCACAAGTACGCCTTTATGCGGGGCGAATTCAACACAGTCGGCCATATTTACTAGAACCACCCATACCTCCAGTAACGCACAACGCCCCGACCTTGTGTGAGGTGACTGAACTCAGCGGTCGGGGCGATTGTTCTGGTGTCCGGCCAGCTAGGATCGAATAGATTTGGACGATACTCGCCGGACGATATAGCTATTGTGATTCATCTACTGAGTTCAGTCAACAGCGATGATATGCCGACCGGCGTCGATATGTCAACTACCCTCGGCCTTCTCTATCGCGGCCATTGCCAGAACGACAGGACAATCGTCAACGTGCCTGGGATCGTCCGGCATCCCAGGTTGGCACAGGAGGCAATAGTCAGGATTGCTGTACAACCCAACGGACGGATCGCTAAGGTCTTCCCTGCCTGTTTCAACCCAATCAACAAGCGTCCTACATGCTTCGAGTAGGTCAGGGGCGGCAACTTCGAGCCTGACGATTGCCGCTTCGCGGGAGATTTGATCTTGAGGTTCCACACTAGCCCTCCAGCAGTTTCAAAAGGTCTGTAGTATCGAACAGGTCAAACGTCTTGACGAATCCCATTTGGATCATCGTCATGTTGTCCCGATACCGCTCCGACATGATCTGACGGCTATCGGTCAGCGACGACGACAGCCATTCCTCCGGCGATCCGTACCGTTCAATCGATTCCATCGCGTCTGGCGTGTACCGTCCGTGCATGACGGTGACGAACATCTTCCATCTGATCTTTCTCGACCAGAACGAAATAATGTGAGCGACCAGCTTCGGCGACAGCGGCCCGTTGAAGTCGAGCCACGCTGCATCGTACACGTAATCCTGTTTCGCCGCTAACGATTCGAAGTCGGTTTGATAGAACCTACCGATCTTTCGAGTACGAACGGCGGCACTGGCCCACGGAGGCGTTTCGAGAATGTGAATCTCACCGTCGCGTGTCCCTGGCATACGGAGCGCAGCGGCCCTGAAGATCGGCGTCTCTCGCTCGATAGCGGTGATGATCGTCGCGTTGACGTAGCCCCGCTGGAGGTCACGCGGTCGTTCCCTCTTGTTGATTAGATCGTTCTCGAACGACCAGTGTATCGACGGGAATGTGAGGACGTTCAGAGCGTTGGGCCAGTGTCGAAGTGAAAGCTCCGTGATTATTAGATCACGCATCCTCTGTTTTTCCGTCTTCTGTTTACGGCGAACATATCCTTCACCGGTCGTCACAGATCGCCGCTTGTTGATCCGACCGGCCATGACTTCCGTCGAGTAGTGTTGCATAGGTCTTCTGTTCCTTTCTAAAGACTGGACAGCCGCACGATACACGGGACCGACTCCCGCAGATAGCGCCTGCAACATACGGTCCGTAATCCCACAGGTGGGCGGTGTCTGAGAAGCACAGATACAGCCGCCTCTAGCCACTAGAGCCTGAATCCGACATCTGAATGGTGCGATCTTTCATGCGGCTGTCCAGTCCTAGAACCGGATAGCTAGACGTGAACGGGGCCGACTCCCGTAGACTGCGAGATTAGGGGACGACGGTGCTTTAATCGCCGTTCTCCGTTATCACGGAGGTATTACCTTAACAACTCAACATCGGCTACTTTTTCAGGTGTAGCACACTTGATGTGCAGTCTTCGTCTAGCTATCCGGTTCGGCTTGAATGAAACAGTCCCGCGCCTGTTCACATCTTGGAGGGATAAAGACAGACGCGGGACTTCACACAACGGAGGGCGGTGTCGCGGGTAAGGGAAGGTGACACCGACCTCTTGGGGACTATGTTACACGGAAGTGGGTCGTTTGTACATCGAACCGACGTTTCCAGAAATCCTCTAGCTCGGCTTCGGTCGCGTACCGGAGGCCAGCTACGTTCAACGGAACGACTAGCTGTGCCGCTGGTCGTGGGTAGTTGTATTCGTCGCGGATCGTTCGGGGTTCAGCGTCGTGGTCTTCTACCGCACCGGCACAGGTGAAGCAACAGACCAGTGTTGAATATTCTCGATATTGTTGATCGTCTTCGAGCGGTACTACGATCCACGGGCCGTCTAGGACGATCCAATCCGGTTCATGTTCAACCGTCATGTTATCTGTCCTTGCCATAGTATTCGGGCGTCTTCGTGGCCGTGTAGTCGCCATCGCTTGCCATCGAAACTTGGGACTAACCCCTGCATCCACAGGTTAACGGCAGGCTGGAACGGGTATTGACCCTCAAAAGGGGTGACGTATTTCCAGGTATCTACAACAGGGACGAATATGTGACCGGTATATGCCCAGACCGAAGCCCTGACCGAAGCCCTGACCGAATCCCAGACCGAATCCCTGACCTTATCCCTGACCTTATCCCAGACCGAATCCCTGACCGAAGCCCAGACCGAATCCCAGACCGAATCCCTGACCGAAGCCCAGACCGAATCCCTGACCGAAGCGTAGACCGAATCCCAGACCGAATCCCTTCCCGAATCCGTGACCGAAGCCCAGACCGAAGCCCTGACCGAATCCGTGACCGAATTCCAGACCGAAGCCCACGCACGAACAAGTGAGATTTGAGATTCGGTTATATCGGAAGGCCTGATTTTCAGAGGATGCATGGGGCTGACAGCCTCTTGATACCTCCACTTAAAGTGTTCGGCGGGGTCGAGTTCTTCAAGGACGTATAACTCTGCAAACCCCGCCTTTTCGTAATGTTCAACCACGGGCGTACCCTCAACTCGGTAAAGAGAACAGGGAACTTTCGCTCCGACGAAACACTTCTCTGCGGTGTCGGATGCGTGGAGTACGTCGGTGGTGCATAGACGCCACACTCCTTCCCTAATGCGGTTCGGCCAGTCGGAAGGAGGGCAGAGAACGGTCTTCCCGATGTTTTCACGGTAGTTGATCGTCTTCCCACTGTAGAAATCGAACCCGTCGGGGCGGGCCAGTTTGTAATATGTTGCCATGAGTTTTCCTTTCAAAAACAAAGGCGGGTGACAGATGGCTCCATCACCCGCCGACTCGATTCAGAAGATCAGGGGATCGTTAGAAGCTAGGAAACTTTACTCGCCAGGGTCGTGGGTGTAGACCCGACGTTCCGCAGCATCCCGCGTGTGGGCTTCGACGGTAATCGCGTCGGTTTCACGCAGGGAAATGACGTGAGGGCCACACCGGACTTTCCGGTTCGCGCTGTCCTGCCTGAGCCAAGCGTTGATCGAAAGCTGACCGATTGTGAGGTCATTCAACGCTTCCTCGACGGCCTCCCTGGACGCTTCGAATTCACGATTGGCGGCGAGTTTTGTTTCGCGTAGCTTCATCCGGTCGTCCAGAAGGGTCTGGAGATTCCGGTCGGGAACAATGTATTCGTCCATGCTAGTCTGTTCTTCGTGTGAGACGGTCGTAGTCACTTCATGGCATTCCTTTCGCTTTGTAGATAGCCGAAAAACAAAAACGGCGCGGTAGCGCGGGGTGAGTCAGATCGTAATTCGTATGCAGCGATAGTCGTTCCTTTCTGTAGACTTGGCGCTACCACGCCGCAGATCATGAATATATGCTATTCCGGCTATTTGATTATATCAACGCCCCGACTTCCTGAAGGTAGTCGTCTGCGTCGGCTTCGGGGTTCTCGGTGAAGAACTCCATCATGCTAACGGAAGGTTCATCAATCCCCGCATCTTCTAAAACGCCTTGTATGTAGGCGATTCTCCCTCCCTCTGACGCATGAGTATCTCCAGAGACGGGCGTTTCGGGTTCCTCTGGTGTATTGGCACTGTCGGTGTGCGGTTCGTCGCTCTCCGGCGATTCTGGTGCATCTTCGGCTTCAATGGCACCGGCCTTGACGGAATCGACGTGGGCTTCAAACTCAGTTAGGAACTTCGCCCTGTCTTCGTCGGATAGTTTGCCGAGGGTTGTCATGGCCCGTTCCTTGAGCCATTCGTTCAGGTCTTTCCGAGTGTAGTCAATCGACTTCGCTAGCTCGGCCCACCGTGCGTCTAAAATAGCTTTGTAGTTGCAGAACTTACCGTTGTCCATCCGGTGATAGCGACCGTACTCGCCTTTCTGCCAAGCGACCCACGCCTTGCGGTTCTGCACGTTGCTGTGGAGTGGGCAGAACCGAGACGGGTCGAACCCTCCGCTCGTATCTATCCGTTCGTCGGCCTGGGTGTAAACGTCAACGTCTGTATCGTCAACGATTGTCTGGAACTCACCGGACGCCGCCGTGACGTTCCTAATCAGATTGACGAAGGCGCGTTTCAGCGCCCTGTCGAAGACGTTGTGTTCCAGTTCTCCGGCCTCCATCCGACCGAATTTCGATGATCGGCTGTCAGCTACACCGCGCCACTTTGCCCCGCGTTGGCCCGCGCTGTCGAGAGCGAACGCTTCCACGACGTATCGGTAATGACCGCGTTCGATGTCAACGGTTTCGTCAATGACTTCGTAATCCCATCGGATACCGAAGGCCATCCGCAGGAACTCGGCCCCAGGTTCCCATAGTGATCGCTTGTTGTTCGTTCCTGGGATGACGCCGAAGTGGACATCTTCAGACATTTCCTTGACGACCGTCTTCATAAGATTGATCCGGTTCAGGAAATCTTGTGGCGCTAGCGGTTCGCCTACCGTTGCCGGTGTAACGGCGATGTCCCGTTGCTGAACGGGTTTGTCGATGTCGGGATACGAGTAAGAGTATGAATCTACCTCCGAGTCGTATTCTTCGACCACGACGCCGTTTTCGTCTATAACTCTACGTTTTGCCACTATTCACCCTCCATCGGGAACAGGTCGGCGGCGTCCGCAACGACCCGATCAGGTTCGGATACTTCATCGTCAGCGAACACAGACACCGAACCCGTTATCTGTGATCTGACCATCTTCCCGCGCTTCTGTTCGATGTACCGGCTCTGTGAGTCTCGGACTGGTCGTGGCCTGTGAGGATGGCAGTTGCATCGAAGACCGTAGTCGCTCTGATCTTTCATCCACACGATGCGGATTTCTGAGGTACAGACACCGCATATGTAGCCTTCAGTCTGTCGCTCTAGCTCGGCATAGCGTTCACGCCGTCCGTCCGGTGCGCCGTACTTGATCTTTTCCGGTTTCCTGTCCGCCGCCCATCCACGCCACGGTTTACGGTTCGTCATTGGAAGTTCCTTTCTTGATACGGGCAATGAGCGTTTCGGCATGTTTCACAATACATCCGGTTCGATGTACATTAAACCCACGAACTACACCGCAGCCATAACACCACGATTGCAGTCCGTTGTATTTGGGCATCTTCTGGAGCGCGTCAAACAGGTCGTCCCGTTCCTTCTGTATATCGATTGCGTTGGAGTCGGAAAGAACGTCCAAGTCGTACTGAAGGTAGTAATCTGTCAACGCCCTTCGGTTGTCGGGGTAGTTCATTTGAACAGCTTCCCCATGCCTCTCCCCGCTGCCCGTCCTGCTGCACGTCTAGCGACACGCCGACCGACACGGTTCTTCGATACCGCATTTGCGTCACCTAGAAGGGCGGCGATGAAATAGAGAATAGAACGTAGCTTCATGTCTTGACCTCCGTCGTGTTGAGTATTGTACTATGCGAGTAAGGCCGGATCAGCCTCACACATCGCAATCTGCCCCCCTAAGAGATTGTCGCTGCCAGTGTTACGCTCATGACATGCCAACACTGATCCGGCCTTTACTTTTGCCTAGACAGGCTTCGGGAACGGTTCAGGCTTTTCGCCGGTGCGCTTCCATGCAACGTGCCGTAGTACCTTTCCGGTCCGGTACATATTCCACGCCTTAATTACCAACGCTAGCTGAGTTGCAACGTCGATGTTGACAGTGGCAGACATCCTTGCGTCCCGCAGGCGGTCCCGTAACCGGATAAAGGCGTCGTTCTCTGCAACGACACCGGTCCCGTTGGCGAAATCTGCCACGAACGTATCCGCCTGTTCCTGGTTAACCTGACTGAACAGGTAGTGTAGTCCTGCTGTGCGCCCTCTGCCGAGTCCCGTTCTTGATCCCCAGGAAAGACACTTCGCGGTGGACTCGATTAACCCAGGATGGCGCTCTACGATGTCGATGATCGCTTCGTTCGAAACGCCGTAAGCGTCCTGATATTGTTCGGCGTTCAGTTCGAGGTTGTAGATTATCCGAGCGGCGACGGACAATGAAGACGTGTTCTGGTATCCAAACACGGCGAGGGAATCAGCACTTGACCGCCCGCGACCAACGTCAATTGTTGTGAACGTGGCAGGATCAATCCCATAGACTATGGCCGACTTGACAGTCTTACCTGACAGGAATATCGCCCACAAACGATGCTGACCGTCGAGGATGTTGTCGTGCCAATCTACGATGATCGACTCGCCGTTATACCGCCACTCGCCCCGTTTGATCCGCTCGGCTAGTCGTTGGGCACGTCTCTCCGACATCGGGCGGTTGTGTCCATTCCGAGTAAGCATTTCCTCGGCTAGCTGCGGAGATATGTCAACCTCTCGCAATTCAGTTGTGTTGTATACCTTCTGTTTGTTCAATATATTTCCTTTCTAACGCCGTAGGTCGCCCGTAGAGCGACGTAGCGGCGTGCTATCTGATTATGTGCCGTGGTTGACGTTTGAACCGTGGACACCCGCAGCGGCTACACCCTCGCACGACGCGGTTTTTGATGTGATCCATTATCGAATGTCCACAGTCGCGTTCACGGCACAGAACGGGGTTGTCTCGGTCTGCTAAGGGCATCACTCCCCTTCCAGCTTGTCGAGTTTTTCTCTGATCGCTTCGATTACGATTTCCGTCATTGGCCTTTGCTGATAGGCCGACTGGATTTTTAGCCGTTCCCACACTTCGACGGGAAGATGTCTCACAGCAAACGGTTTCGTCCCGCGGCGTTCTATCATAGATTACCTCCGGTTTAGATTTGCGACGATAGCCGACAGCTTACGGTGTCGGTGCCACATTACCGGCGATCCGAAGACCGCCGTCGTTCTGTGCCTATCGTTTGAATTCCTTGCAGGAAATACAGATACGGCATATCCCTTTCATGAACCCGTTTTTCCAGTGATCTTTGAAAGCGTGACCGCAGTAGTCGTGACAACATGGATCATCGGGGTTAGGGGTTTTGAGAACATCTTGTTTTTGCATTAAGCAACCTCCATCGGTTCCAGATCAACGCTGTCAGCGTCGATGATCCCAGCGTCGGCTAGGTAGTCGTAGTACGCTTCGGCTTCGTACCCTGCCCGACGTATCTCCCAGGTATTGATTAGCTCTGCAATCCGGTCGTCTTCGTCACACTTGATGCACCAGTAGAACATTCCGTGTTCGCACATATGGGTAGCCCTCCGTTGTGTATTTAGGCGATTGACCGCCCATGTAGCGCGACCGGTGCAGTTTAGCCGAGATAAAGGGTTTTGGTGTCATGGTCAAACTGAGGCTCATATCTCCCTTGTTCGTCAAGCCACCCGTCGGGGTCGCTGTCATCTTTATATGCATCTCGAATGGACTTCTTCGTGACCGGAACTGAGATATAGTGATCGCCGATGTTGACTGTTGCGACGATCTCTTTCGCTTCTGTGACGGCGTCCATAAGGTCGCCTACGGTCTGGATCGGGCCACCAAATACAAATGCTAGTGCCATTGTCATTCCATCCGTCGTGTGTGTGTTGAGTTGTTGCGTTTTTGCAATAACTGATCGGTCGCGCTACATGGAAGGTCAATCTAGTGTTGTGTGTCCCTCCATGTTTTTGTTACTAGCTACCCACTCTAGTTCCCCGCATCCGGCCTACTCTCGCTTTCGCTTCAGCCGCCCTCTTGAGGTTCGGTCTACTCAGCCCCTTTAGCTGGAATCTGTTCGTCTCTGCCGTTCGTGCCCCTCCGTCGTGTGTGTTTGTTCCTTTCTGTACATCAAAGATATACTCTACGCCATTACATGTCAATACCCTTTTCGTGCAATATTGTAAGTATTGCAAAATCGAAGGATAATCGTAGATGTTATAATCGCCAGCAATAATATATGCCTAGACAAAACGGACGAACCCTAGCACTGAAGAAGCGCCGCGCTGAAGTCATGGAGTTGAAAATCTCCGGCATGACTGAAAACGCTATTGCTGAAAAGCTCGGCGTAAGCCGGTCGGTAGTTCAGAACGATGTATCCCGATACCTCGGCGAGATGGCGAAGTCCAACGCCGCTGGAGTCTTAGAGGTTCGGGCGCTTCAGATGGAACGTTACGGAAAACTTATGCTGACATGGTGGGATGTTGCTACGAATCCGTACTGTCCAGTTGAACTCCGAGAACGCGCGTTCCAAAACGTCATGAAGGTTCTCAACCGCATCGACGTTATCAACGGGATCGTCCCACGTCAGCCGAACGTTCACTACACCCAACAGGTGAATCAACAGAACGTCGATCAGAAGGCCGAGGTAAAGGTTGAAGTCCGTAATGAGGAACCTAAAAACCTAACGATAACGTCAGAGGACGTGACAGAGGCGTTTAAGGTGCTGGCCGGTAGTAATGTACTCCCGACGCCAGAAAACGGCTCTACGGCGCTGCTAGACGCCTCTATGGACGAATCTGAAGAGGGGTCTAAGCCCAAAAATGAATGAACTCCGTAAAATGACACTCGGACAGTGGCTAGCGGTGATATGGTTCTTCTCATGGATGATCGCAGGGTTTAGCATCTTGGGATTTGCGTGGTACATGCTGGTCGCTGATATTGTGAACTAATGCCGAAACGCTATCTCTGTGCCCACAATCGCAGCCGAAGTGTACGGACACGCGCATCACACTATTCGGAGGTTACTTGTAATGAGTGCGGTCGGCGCTGGTATCGGTCGTGGACGAAAATAGGTGTTGTGGAGATACCGGCTAGCTGGCTACTAGGTTACGGTGAGACAACATCTGAGTATTTTTCACCGTCATATCGTCAAGGTTGAGTGATTTACAGTCGTTCTATAGAACAGTTTGAAATGACACACAACGGAGGGGGAAACGTGATTAAGCCATATTATGAGGACGAAGCCGTAACGATCTATCATGCTGACTGTCTTGACGTACTGCCGTCGTTATCTGACATTCATCTGACTGTAACATCACCGCCATATGACGACATCCGTACTTACGAGGGATATGAATTCGATTGGCGTAAGACGATGCGAGGATTATCAGAAGTGACAGCGAAGGGTGGCGTCGTAGTATGGAACGTAGCTGATCAGACGATCAACGGATCGGAAACCGGCACGTCGTTCAGGCAAGCGTTGTACATGATGGACGAATGTCGAATGTATTTGCACGATACGATGATCTACATGAAGACGGGAGTCACGTTCCCCGACGCTAACCGTTACCTTCCGGCTTTTGAATACATGTTTGTTTTCAGTAAGGGGAAGCCGAATGTCTTCAATGGATTGAAAGATCGACAGAATGTGAGTGCGGGGAGTGACATACATAGTACGGATAGAAACCGAGATGGTTCCATGTCTTTGAAATCTCGCCAAGGTGCGATAATACCGGAATATGGGCTTCGGTATAACTGGTGGTATATTTCTAATCCTTATCGTCGTGGTGATCCCGACCATCCCGCCCGTATGCCGTACAAAATGGCGGCAGACCACATAGCGACGTGGAGTAAAAAAGGCGATACGGTTCTTGACCCACTAGCCGGTTCCGGTACAGTGCTTCGTGCAGCGAAAGACCTGGGACGAAAAGCTATCGGTATTGAAATTGAAGAAAAGTATTGTGAAATCGCCGCGAACAGAATGTCTCAGATGGTGATGGCGCTGTGATGTGGGATTCGAAAGTTATTGTCGAAACGTGGTGGCCGTCGAAGTGTGAATGGAAAATCCGAAGCCTACCAAAATATCGCTGTGACGGTAATGCAGCATGGGTCTGTCCTTCACGAAAAGCGAATGGTGTCCTAGTTATCTGTAACGATCACGCTAAGGGTCGGCTTATGTTCGCTCGACACTATGGACGTGATAAGTATCCTATATTTGCTTTATGACGACAGTAACCGATAACCCTCTAATCTGGTCATGGAAGACCGATGGCGGTGGTTTCGAGCTTCCGTGGTCGGACTATATTCCGCATAGACCTACCCCGAAGCAACTAGCGTTTCTATTGCTCGGATGCCGAGAGGCTTTTTTCGGCGGGAGCGGAGGTGGAGGGAAGTCGGACGCATTGCTTATGGCGGCTCTGCAATACGTCGAAACCCCTGGCTATCATGCGATTCTTTTCCGACGTACTTATCAAGACCTAGCCCTTGAAGGTGCGTTGATGGACAGGTCTAAGGACTGGTTAGCTTCGACCGATGCCCACTGGTCAGAGATGCACAAACGATGGACTTTCCCTTCAGGTGCGACGTTATCCTTTGGGTATCTTGATTCTGCACTTCATAAGTACAGATATCAGGGCGCTGCGTGGAGTTTCGTGGGGTGGGATGAACTCACCCAATTCAATGAACAGGATTACCGTTATCTGTTCTCTCGGTTAAGACGGACTACTGATATTAACGTTCCTCTCCGTATGCGGTCGGCATCGAATCCAGGTGGTGTCGGCCATGAATGGGTCAAACGCCGGATGATAGATGAGGGTCAACAGAATGGGCGGGTATTTATTCCTGCCCGTCTTGTCGATAATCCGTATCTCGACCGTGAGGAATACACAGCATCGCTCATGGAGCTTGACCCGATCACTAGGGCACAGCTTCTTAACGGCGATTGGGAAGTACGTTCAGCAGGAGGACTTCTGCGCCGTGAGTGGTTCAGGGTAGTTGATGAACTTCCACAAGGGCGACAGATCAGGTGGGTTCGCTTCTGGGACTTGGCTGCTACCGAGCCTAAAACTGGGGTAGAGCCTGACTGGACGGTGGGTTGTCTAGTTGGCAGAGACGACAGCGGTACGTATTATATCGGCCATATCGACCGCTTTCAGATGAATCCTGGTGATATGGACATCCGCATGAAGAATCAGGCTAGAATCGATGGTCTGTACGTCTCGCAGCGTATGGAACAAGAGCCTGGGGCCAGTGGGAAAATAACGATAGACCACTTCCGTCGAACGGTTTTCGACGGGTATAACTTCGACGGGATTCCCTCAACGAAGAACAAGGTAGACCGTGCGCGACCAGTGTCTTCGACGGCCCACGCAGGCAACATTCTCATTGTCAACGGGCCGTGGGTCGGTGACTTCTTTGACGAAATCGACGCTTTCCCCGAAGATGGTGTTCACGACGATCAGGTTGATGCACTGTCCGGTGCGTTTGGTGTATTATCGGGCGTAGGAACCGGAGTACCGTTACACGTTGGCTAAGTTGCCAATCGGTAAAGTGAAACTAGAGGGTTGTCGGTGTCGTTGTGGTCATGAGTGGCTACCGCGCCGAGGTAGGGGTACTCCAAGGGTATGCCCCGCATGTAAAAGCCCAAATTGGGATAGAGAAAAGTTGTTCAGCAGAAAGGAATCTAATGAATCAGAACACGACACCGTTCCCCGCAGCTTTTCCGCCAAGCGGAGTAACCCCAGGCCAACCGGTTACTCCGACTGACGTATTCTCCGATTCGTTCAGGATAACGCTGCATATGTACGGCTCGGCTATCATGTTCGCAGCCCACGACTTCGACACTCAACAGGACGTTCCCCAGGTTAACGTTCGGCTGACAATGACGAACCTGAAGATGATAACGTTCGCGCTATACCGATCCCTGTTATCATTCCAGCAGGACAACGATGTTGTTGTAACTATAGATGATGGTCTTCTCGAATCGTCCAACATAACCCGCGAACAGTGGGCGGCGTTCTGGAATGAGCTAATAGACCCGCCTGCGGAGGAACCGTACAATGGACTGGCAGAAGTGGATCAACCCGCTCCAGTGGGCCAAGACATCAACGCCACAGATACCGGATGATGTCAACGGCCAGTGGGTTGTTGTCAACGCTGACGGCACCTATCAGCCGCTAACGGAGTCCAATCAAAAGGCGACGCTCGAAGATATTGTTCGGGCACGTACTACCGGTGTTGATGAAGACTCCCGTTCCTGGGCACCGGAAGTCTACGGTCGTCAGTATGCACAGTCCGTACCGGCATATCGAGCTATCTACCTCCGCGCCCAGGCCGTTCGCTCCGCTCCGCTTCAGGTGATGCGTCGTCGCACCGATGGCGATCCCGAACCCGTCGAAGACAATCATCCCGTTCAAGAACTACTCAATCGCGTTAATCCGTTCTGGTCTGCCGGTGATCTACTGGAGTCACTTGAAACGTATCTGTGTCTCTACGGATCAGCATTTTGGTTTCTCGACCGTGAGGGATCGCTTACTGGCATCCCGAAGACAATATGGCCGCTCCGTCCCGACCGTGTGAAGATAATCGGAGGGAAGGTCAACGATGTACAAGACTTCCAGAACTCCGATTACATCGTTGGATACGAGTACCATGCCGGAACGATGAAAGTTTCTCTGACGACAGATGAGGTTGTGTGGTTCCGTCGATTCAATCCTCTGTCGGAACTAGCCGGTCTGTCACCGGTCGCACCGGCAAGGGCAACGCTGGACATGGGTCGCAACGCGACGATGTACAATAACCGGTTCTTCGTTAACGGGGCTATGCCCTCGACGCTGGTCTTCGTTACGAATCACGCCTTGTCAGATGAACAGGCAAAGGAATTCTACAAGCGATTAGATAAGCGTCATGGCGGTGCTGTGAACGCTCATAAGCCGATGTTGTGGGACGGGACCGCTGGAGAACCGAAGAACATCGGTCTGACACAGCGGGACATGGAATTCCTGAAGACACTCGAATGGACGGTAGAGGACGCGGCCCGTGTGTGGGGCGTACCAGTCCCGCTCATGATGTCGATGGTGCAATCTACGTTCAACAACCTGAAGGAATCACGGGTATGGTTCTACACCGGTACTATCGAGCCGGAATGGTCGTTCATATCTGAGGAAATCAACGAACTATTCATCCCGCTAGTCTCTGGCGGTCGAGGACGGTCGGACATCTTCGTGACGTTCGACACATCGCAGATTCTACCGCTCCAGGAGGCCATGACAGAGCTATACGAGCGTGATCGTGCCGATATTGACTCTGGAGTCCTGACGATCAACGAAGTCCGCGCTAAGCGCAACCTAGAGCCTGTGGCGTGGGGTGATGTCTGGTGGGCGAAGGGTGTCGTCACTCCGGTCGAGGACGCTACTATCGAGGTCGAATCGTCAGAGGCCGCGTTCGGTGAGGACGAAGAACGTCGTTACAAGGCTCTGCCTCAGCCTGACCTTGACGCGGTAGCTAAGGCGTTCTCGGATCGCTACGACGCTGGTGTAACCGGATTCTCTGCAATGCAACGCCGCCTATTCGAGCGTCAACGCAGAGATGTGATTCGCAGGCTGAACGACATGGTTCCAAAGGGAATCACAGAAGTTGTATGGGAAGGTGAAATTCCACATGCCGTACACCGTCAGGGGCCGTCTTCCCCACTTTTCCACCCTGCCGACTGGCTAGAGACGTTCAAGGATTCAGGTGAACGCCTAATAGCGACAATGCTGATTACCGAAGGGCGGGACCACTCAGATGAATTCGGACTCGGTGGAATTGACACCGACGCGCCGGAGATTGACGAGTGGGTGAAGGATCGTACCGACTTTTGGGCTAGGCGGGTCAACGATGAGACGGCCCGAATGATCGTAAATGAGATGGCCCAGGGTCTAGCCGCTGAGGAATCTATACCTGATCTGCAGCGGAGGGTTGAAAATGTCTTTGCTTTCAACGATACTGTGCGAAGTGAGCGTATAGCACGTACCGAGATTCTAGGGGCAGCGAATCAAGGACACCTCGAAGCGTACCGTCAATCGGGCGTTGTCGAGGAAAAGCGATGGATCGCTACGCTGGACGAAAGGACAACACGTCCCGATCACCTTGCTGCACATCGTCAGGTCGTGCCGTTTGAGTCGAAGTTCATCGTCGGCGGTGAACTACTCGACGCCCCAGGTGTCGGAGGCAGTGCAAAGAACACCATAAATTGCCGATGCGTGCCTGGGGAGACGTTTGTACGGGCATCCGGCATTGAGGCGGTAACGCGGCGATGGTACGAAGGGGATTTAGTCGAGATCACCACATCCAGCGGCTATAAGCTCGCCGGAACCCCGAATCACCCGATACTGACCGATACCGGATGGGTTGGGCTTGGCCGACTGAGCAAAGGAGATAACGTCGCGCACAGCAGCAGGGGTAATGACTTCTTTACGCCGCTTTCGCGTCCAGACGTAGATGATATGCCAACCCCGATTAGTCAGGTCTACGATACGCTGTCGCTCTCGCCCCTTGTAGGCGGTGCGGCTCACAGGGTTCGTGGCTCTGTTATGCAGTTCCACGGCGATGGGCGGCGAGGCCATGTCGATGTTGTATTCCCCGACGATGTACTGTGGAACCAACGACAGACCGGAGTCTTCGAGCAGTTGGCGGAGTTCAAGCTCTCCCTCACCGAGCGAAAGATGGGCCTTACGGGTGATCCTGCCTCTGACTTCAGGGTGTTGCAATCGCAGTTTGTTGGCATCCGAGCGTCCACGGGGTGTTATTCCTTGGGCACGAAGCCGAGCGTCGATAACGTTCCTGTTAGTTCCGTAGTGCTTGGCGATAGCATTAACAGACATGCCGGACTCGTAGAGCATGGCAACTTCGGATTCGTCAATACCTTTTCGGGCGCGGCGAGTCGCCGTAGCCCGTTCACGAATAATCCTCTCAGTCTCAGCAGGAGTTCTGAGAACGCCGCGTTCTACGATGGTCGAGCGAAGTCGTTTGTATCCAATATGGAATTCCCGACTGAGATTGTCGATACTCCCACCAGCGATGTAGGCTTTGACCGCATCGTCAACATTACGATCACACGCTTTGCGGGTCATGTGTATAATCTCCAGACGCCAGATTTTACATTTGAGGCGAATGGTATTATAACACATAACTGTACGGTTGCGCCGGTTGTGAAATCGGCTAGGAAGGCTGCGAACCTCCCAGAGCCGAGGGCGCTACCAGAGGCATCGAAGAACGGACACGCAGTTGTCAGTTAGGGGGTGATACTCGCAAAATAACTTCGGTATCGAAAAGAACTCAGCGTGAAGTATAAGGCACGCTGGTGTGTTACCGAACGAAGCGAGGGCGGGGCACCGACTAAGAGGCCAAGTCAAAACGGTGTCCTGCCTTACACATCTATCATGGACGTTACAGAAGATTTCAGTCTAGGCGAAGTACAGGCCGAAGTAGATCGGTTATTAGCTAAGTCGCATATGTACGGCGCGACGCCGATCCCTGGGTTGATGAACCATTGGGCCGAGGGATTTGTGTGGTACAACCACAACGAACCGATGTGCAAGGAATCAATAGCCCTGTTCAACGCCGGTCAGATGTTAGCGCATTACATATTCTGTTCTCATGGAGGGGATATCTTTGACGACTGACTTAATCCTGACAACTATAGTTTCCATAGGTGTATTGGTGACAATCTCGTTTTTCGGGTTGAGCCTAATGTTCGAAGATAATGACGACTGATATTAAACGCCCAGGCTTCTTCAAGGCGTCAGCCCCGATAGCAGATTGGTTTTGTGAAGACAGCGGCGGGTATCAGGAAGCGTTAAACATTATCTGGCCTGGGGCAAAATTCGATCATGTTTCTTATGCTTTAGTAGACAGATATAAGGTTATTAACTTTTGGATGCCTATGAAATACAGCACATATATCTTCGAAGAAACATGGAGTCGCTTACCGAATGACGACTGACGGTACATTCGGAACGATTGCAGAAAATGCAACGGTTCGAGATGGCTTCACTCTGATCGAGACGCCGCATGGAACCCGTCAGGTGCCCGACCCGAACGACCCCCGTTGGGGCCATCGGGTAATCCGGTACTTTTCCAGTGAGGCCGAACGTGGCCGTCTGAACGAACGTGTTGAACAGTCATGGGGCCATGTACACGCCGACTCCGTGTTCGTAGCTGGTATAGGCAACCACTGGAAGCCTGGGGTTTGGGAACACGTTACGAACATGGTCAACACCGCCAACGACCACGGTCTTCGTGTGACGCTCGAAGAAATTATGGATCGCTGTCAGAGTCCATATGACGCTCTCGGGGCGATGCGGAACGAAGCGACACTAAAGGCTATGGAGGGCTATGAATGGCTCTGTATGGTCGATAATGATGTCTATCCGCATCCTGAAACACTGGTGCGTCTGGTGTCCCGTGGACTGAACGTTATCGCGCCGTATGTTGTTGAGCCGTCCTCTGGAAAGCCCCTGCACGGTCCACACCGTCAACGATGGTCGGGTATCCAACAGGTGAAGTGGAACGTCCTGTCGATGATACTGTTCCGAACGTCGGTATTCCGATCTACCGGTACTGAATTCTGGAACAACGCTATCGGGGCGGACGAAGGTTATCACTATCAAAAATTATGGCACTACGGACATATCGCATATGTAGATACTGAAGTCGATCTTCGAGTTGGTGGTGATCCGACCTATCCTTTGGCAACGTTGCGATTGGAAAAGGACGAACATGACGACTTCTGGAACAAAAGGAGAGAGTCATTTCTACAGATGCCCGACCGGAGGCCAATCGACCCGAACAACCCGCGTGTCACCGAAATCGGTGAATATCTTCCGTACCTTGACCCGCAAACGCCCTCGGCGGTTAATAGCGATCCCTCCAGAAACGGTATGCCTGACGGTTCTCAGTCCCGACGCAACGGTAATTCCGATCCGCTGTCGGTGGAGCGACTAGCGGGACTGAGGGAGTTAGTATCTAATGTCACTTAATCACGACGGGACCGCTCTACGCTGTAAGTGTTGTAAGACGAAGACGGTCGCTGTGTCCTACCCTGACGACGGGAAGATAGAGATTCGGAAACGGGCACACGGACAGGATCACGTCGCAGGATTCAGCCTCCGTGAGCTAGTAGAAATGCTCGACCCTGCCGGTACGTCGTATCAGCCGGTAAAGGTCGGAAAGGGGATGTGGGTGTGATAGAATAGCTAGGCTGAACCACTCAGCTATCCGCCCCGAAAGATTCTTCACTCCAGTCTGTCGGGGCGGTTGACTTTCAGAAATGTTTGATATATGCTGTCAGATGTGAGTAGTAAGACAGAGGGTTACTTCGCTTGCATTTGCGCTTCAGGTTCGATTCCTGATTGTCGTCCGTGGCCGGACACATCACACCTTCTTCACGGTTCTCTCACAACTTTGAAAACCTAGCTTCTGTAGTAATGCCGGAGTTACTTCGCTTTGCTTCACTTAGCTGTCCGTAAGGACATTCTCCGACCGGTATTCTCAGAGGCTACATTTAACAAGTGAATCAGGTCTGTCGTAGTAAGGCTGGAGATACTTCGCATGGGATCAGAAGGTCGTAGGTGAAAGTCCTACCCGCCCGAACACAACGGGCGGTAGCTCAGAAACAGAGCGTCTGATAAGAAAACACTCCGACCGTTTTTCTCGATAGGCTTAGCAGAAAACTAGCCACCGCAGTAAGGCTAGGGTTACTTCGCAACTTTGTAGGTTGTCCAATGATGCCGGACATCGGCATGATCGGTCCGATGGGGTTCATCCCCGTCACCACACCCTGACCAATTTTCTCGGAGGTAAAAGACAATGCCCAGGTTTAACCCGCGTCGTCAGACGCCAATCCTCGATAAGCCTGACACCACGAATCTAGCTGGTGGAGAGGCTTACACAGAATCCCCTGAACTAGAACTCGCCTCAATCCTGTTCACGTCGTTCGTGCAAGACCAGTTCTACCGGTCTGCCGACGATGGCATTCGTCGTGTTCGTGAACTACTGGACGAAGTAGACCCGCTGTTCGCTGCGAAGACCGCCGTCCATGCACGGACGAAGTATCACATGCGGTCGATTACTCATGTGATCGCCGCAGAAATCGTACACAGGGTCAAGGGCGAACAGTGGACTCGCCCGTTCATACGCACCGTCGTTCAGCGTGTAGACGACATGACAGAGATTATGGCGTACTACATGCAAACGTTCGGTGTCCGTCCGGTCCCTAACGCCCTAAAGCGTGGTCTAGCTGACGCCTTCGGCAAGTTCGATGCGTACCAGCTTGCACGGTACAGGGGGGAAGGGAACGCGGTGAAGCTGGTGGACGTTGTAAACCTTGTACGTCCGAAGGGGAACGAAAAGAACTCCGACGCCTTCCGTCAACTGGTCGCCGGTGAACTCCGTCAAACCGAGACGTGGGAAGCGAAGATGTCCGCGACCGAGGGCGACGCCGAGGCGAAGGCCGAGGTCTGGAAACAACAACTAGAGTCCGGTCGTATCGGATACATGGCACTGGTGCGGAATCTGAGAAACATTCTTCAGCAAGCGCCAGAGCTTACGCTAAAAGCGTGTGTCCTACTCGAAGACGGTGATCGTGTTCGGGGATCGCGGATGCTGCCCTTCCGGTTCGTTACAGCCATCGAGGAAATATCGAAGCTGTCCGGTGCCGAGGCTCGTAAGGTAGTGATGTCTCTCTCCGTTGCGGCTGAAATGTCGTTAGCGAACGTGCCCGACCTCGACGGCGAGACGGTCATCCTTCTCGACCACTCCGGTTCGATGAACATGGGCAATAAGCCTGCTATCAACATCGGGTCGCTGTTTACGGCGATCATGGCGAAGAAGATGGGCGCTGATGTAATCGTGTTCGATACGAAGGCCGCATATCGTCAGTACAACCCTAACGATTCGGTACTAACGATCAGGGATCAGTTTGTCGCCGGTTCCTGGGGCGGTGGAACGAACTTCCAGATCGGAATCGAGACGATGAACCGGAAGTACGACCGGATCATCATTCTGTCTGACATGCAGCCGTGGATCGGTATGGACAGGTGGGGATTTTCAGGTTCTGATCCTGCACCGGCGCTAGCAGCTTACCAACGCCGCACCGGAGCTAAGCCGAAGGTGTTCAGCTTCGATCTGGCCGGATACGGTACGTTACAGGTTCCACAGCGGGACGTCTACGCGCTGGCCGGTTTCAGCGACCGTGTGTTCGACGTGATGAAGATGCTCGAAGAAGACCGTGAGGCGATGCTGAACGACATCCGAGCGGTTCAATTCGAGTAGTGTATAATCACATCGTCCTTGGCAGGGTTAGCAAGGTGGAGACCCGTGCGGATTCGTCCGGTATGTCTTCCTGGGAAAAGCCGGAATGAAGTCGCCCCAGGATAGGTCGGTAGCGTGTAGAGGCGGGTCTGAATACAGGGGTGGAAGCTAACCCTTAACAACTCAATAACTGCGCTGGCGGAATAGACGCGTCGGTGTATGGTTGTGGCAAAGTAGACGCTAGTGGCGATGCCCTACCTCCTGTCGAAACGACCCGTTTAGTTTCGACCTTTGCATAGAGGGGAGCTTGAAAAGCGGGAAGCCAGAGCTAATGAGGGCTATGAAACAGGCTCACTCCCAGGTGACAGAGCGGAAATCCTGGGGCGCAGTTATAAATACGGGCCGATGGCGGAATTTGGCATACGCGCTAGTCTTAGGAACTAGATTTTGAAGGTTCGAATCCTTCTCGGCCTACCAACGTCCGAGCGTAGCTCAACTGGCAGAGCGTCAGCCTTCCAAGCTGAATGTTGCGGGTTCGAGGCCCGCCGCTTGGTTTCAAACACAAGACGCTCCGTTTAGCTGCACGGAGGATAAAATACGCAGCGGCTAGCCTGGCCTGGGCATGCCAGTAAACTGCCCACTTAACAACACAGATCACCAGTGGTGTAAGAGAGGCACTAGGAAACTGAGCGGTCAAAGGTGTAACTACACGCTGACCCTGAAATGACAGGGCGAACCCGATAAGAGTAGGTTTGCGGCGGCGCTGACGTAGTATTGGTAGCCGTGGAACGGAAAGCTCTAAGCGGCTTAGTTAAGTCCCGCGAAACAGACCGCGTTCCTGGGAGAATGGCCCAGGACTGGTGATTACAGAACCGGAAGGATGGCAGAGTCAAGTTTATTGCGCTGCCCTGCTAAGGCAGAGGGGCTTCGGCCCTCACAGGTTCAAATCCTGTTCCTTCCGCCACGCGGTAGGTGTCCGGTTGGTCGAGGAAGCTGTCTTGAAAACAGTGGGCCTTAACGGGTTTGGGGGTTCGATTCCCTCACCTACCGCCAATCGTGATACAATGCGATTGCCCCGTAGCAAGGGAGTTCGGCTAATCGGCTCTGCCCCTTCTAGCCGATGCAGAATAGCTAGCCGATCTTCGGGGCACTTCTTCATCACACGGCCCTTGCATCTACTCACATCTACCTCCGCAGGGGCCGTGTGTTACAATAGCGACCTACGATAAAAGAAAAGTGTCGGCGTCAGCAATGGACTGACCCGACACATGGCATCGGAAGAAAGGAACAAACACCGATGCAGAACAATCGTAACACACCCTCACCGCGACCTACACGCCGTCCGTCTCTGCCTTCTGTCGAATATTCCCCTTGGCCTTTTGACGACCGGCGTCACACTATTCGCTTATTACCCCATGGTTGCGGTTCCCTGTCCTATCACCTACGTGTCCTAGACGGTGGCCCGCTCTGTAACCGTTGTTACCCGTACTACTGGAAGCCGATACCCAAGATTCCTCTACAGGGCACGACGAAGGCCGAGCGCGATCAGATGAAGACGAACGCTGAACGGTTATTAGCAGGAACGAAGCACCTGAAGGAAAAGAAAGGACGGAAGTAGATGTCAGTTAAGTTGAAGGTGAAAGACGGGTACGTACTACCGAAGGCGACGCAGAAGGTGATCGAATCGTCGCTGACGGACATGAAGACAACCTCTAGCCGTGAACAGAGGGCACTAGAGGCGGGGTGGGAACCGTTCCATCCGAGCCACAACTTATTGATGGGCGTCATTGATCCCGTTAGTTGGATGTCGGTGGTCAAGGGGCACTTACAAGTTGCTGCGGTGTGTCTGGTGATAGCGATGGCGCTCGGTGCGCTCGGAGGATGGCTATCGTGACCAAACACGGTAACGTTCATGAGGATGCCACGGTGAAATATTTCCGTGGCGCGGCATGGGACTTACACGAAGACCTTCTTCAAGTAATCCGTGACGGGGAACCGGTAGCGTAGAGCTAATATGCAGGACTGCCGGACGCAGCGTAACGAAGTACTACGAAGTTGCGCTATGGCGGGAAGGGTCGAACGTGGATCGGAACCGTCGCGTTGGGAAGAACGACAGCGGCAGATTGCTGGCAGGGGTAGCTGGCACCGAAGGGAGTGAATATGAGCTTAGGCGAAATAAGGGACGTTGTAACGAAAGCAATGCAGGAAACACGGGCTAACTATCACGTGACGCTCGGAGAGATGATCGATAAGCTAGAAGGCTTGCCACAAGACGCGCCGATCACGTTCGATTTCAACTCGGAGTACGTAGGGCACGGTTATAGCTACCGTGGCTACTATGAAGACTTCGCGCTTGACTCCAAGGAAGAACCTCGGTCTGTCGGCCATCTTCTCTCGGTGTGTAAGGGTGCCGTAGGGCGAAAATATCAGGGATGGAAGGGTGGATACTACCGGATGCACCGGAATACGCCTCTGTGGGCCGCTGAACAGGGCCAGACGGGACGGGCGATCATGGGGTTAGGTGTCAGTCGGGGCGGGACGACGTGGCAGCTAGTCACGAAGGAAATTCCCGAATGAAGAAGCTATTAATCGTTCTGGTGACGACGGTGATCTTCGCGGTCGGGTGTGGGAGACCGGTTTATGAAGATAAGCATTGGCATCTAGATAGAAGTCCTCATACTGGATATTGTTACGAGGTTATTGACTACGGTTACCAGCTTGCATTGTCAAAAGTAGAGGATCACTGGTGTGAGTAACTTCAACGAACTCGAAGCCTACCGTCAGATGTACCGTATCCGAAAGGTCGAGGAAGCGATAATCGAGCGGTATCCAGCCGGACAGATGAAAACTCCTGTACACCTCAGCGTCGGCCAGGAGGCGGCGGCGGTCGGAACGATGATGGCATTGCCGGAGGGAAGCCTTGTCTACGCATCGCACAGGTCACACGCGCCCTATCTTGCAAAGGGCGGTAGTCTTGACGCTATGGTTGCCGAGCTATACGGGAAACCGGACGGTTGTACTGGCGGCTATGGTGGTTCTATGTATCTTACTGATCCACGTTGCGGCTTCATGGGATCGTTTGCGGTCGTCGGGGATTGTGTCAGCGTTGCAGTTGGCGCGGCGCTGGCCCTTCAGCGCCAGAAATCCCAGGCGGTTGCTGTAGCCTACTTCGGCGACTCTGTTCCTGAGACGGGCCAGTTTTGGGAAGCACTGAACCTAGCGGCGCTCTGGAAGCTGCCGATCCTGTTCGTGATGGAGGATAACGGGTATGCAACACAGACGGCGTTGAAGTACCGGCAGGGGTCAAAATTTCCATCAAAACCTTTTCGTGAGAAGGTTTTAGACCGTTATGCAGATGGCTGTGAGGCGGTATTCAGGACTGTAAATAGTTCATTAGCCATTGAACGACCTGCCTTCGTCTCAATCTTCACCTATCGGTATAAGGCACACGTTGGTATGGAAGACGATTGGGACATGGGATACCGGTCGCTCGAAGATGAAGGGCAGTGGCATATGGACCGCGATCCCGTTGACCTACTCGGTGCTAAGATCGAAGGTGAACACGGTCAACACGCGATGAAGAAGATATGGTCTGCGGTCAACACCGAGGTCAGGGAAGCGTTCGAGAAGGTGGGAGACAGATCGTGAGTAGATGGCGAAAAAGCCGGAGGACGACAGGCTTTCGGTTATGGACATGGCAGTCGGATGTGCAATATGGCTTTTCGTCTTCGTCCCGATGGGGATTGTCTTATTTCTGTTTTGGATATGGTTTTTGATGGTACTGGTCGAAGTGATAGTCTCAGTAGTGAAGTAGATGCCTAAGTATTGTGAGAATGTGCCTCTATTTACAGGGTTACGTTACTTATCGAAATGTAGTGGCAGAGTTACGTGTACCTTTGCCTTTCACCTTCACGAATGGAATATCAGTTTGATTGTCTATGTTTGCTCCAGTTGTGCAGAGTGGTTAGAAGTGGGTTGCTTCATTCACGGCTATCTATGGGCTGCGGATACCCCTTCAGGCTTTCGAGGATCGCCGTACAGCCACGTAAAGGACTAGCCTAGTGTCTACCGTCACTTATGCCCAGGAAATCGCCTCTACGACTGTCCGGTTAATGGACGATGATGAATCTGTTATCGTTCTCGGTGAAGGTGTCGCCGATCCGAAGGGTATATTCGGAACAACGAAGGCGGCACACGAAAAGTATCCTGATCGCGTCTACGAGACACCATTGTCTGAAAACCTGCTAACCGGAGCGTTGGCGGGGATGGCGTCGAACGGGTTACGTCCCATATATGTCCACGCTAGGGCCGAGTTCTCATTGCTGGCCTTCGAGCATATGGTAAACACGATTGCAAAATGGCCGTGGCTTCATGGCGGCCAGAACTTGCCGATCATCATACGGATGCTGGTCGGTCGTGGATGGGGGCAAGGCCCAACTCACAGCCAATCGTTCCACGGATGGCTACAGTCGGTTCCTGGGCTGAACGTGTACTATCCGGTGTTCGCTCATACGGTTCAGTGGTTCTTTAGAAAATCATGTCTCGAAGGAAAGCCGTCGATCATAATCGAGCCTCGCCGGATGTATCAATACTCAAAAGCGTTATGGGATTACGGTATTCGGAAACCTCCACGTAGCCCGAAGATTGTCTTCACGACACTAGGTGATTGTGTTTTAGAAGCAATGGCGGCGGCAAACGCGATGAACGATTCTGGTGTTCATGCTACTGTTAACCCTGTCGAAGAACTCCTTCACTGGTATCCGCCTTCTTTACATGGACATAATGTTCCCATCGTTGTTGTAGATACCGCCCACGGCCAAGCGGACTGGCTAGTTTCGAATCTGTCCCAGGCCGGATACAGCGTAGGGCTAGTACAGCCACCGAATACGCCGTGCCCTACCGCTGAACATCTCGAACGACAGTGGTATCCGACAGCGGCGCGTATCTGGCATAAGGCCGCTGACATGCTCGGCCTTCCACATCAGACGGTTCAACTGGACGATGATGTTCTTCCTGTGAGGGATGGACGGATCGAGGCGTTTTGATGATCCAATGGTTGAAGAAGTTGTTTACCGAGACGCCGGAAGAAAAACGAAAACGTCAAGTTAAACAACACATGATGGTTCATCACTTCGTCCTCGATGGGTACACCGGCGTCGGGTACGGATATGGTCACTACGAGTTCTGTAACTGTGAGGATATATGACATACGATCCACGACCGTCTAAGGAATGGCTAGCGATGTCCGACGAAGATCGCCGCGTCTTAGTTGATGTGAACATGGGCGTCGTATCGAAGGCACGTATCGCTCTGTGGTGGGAAGTCGTCAGGGCTGATAGACGCGGACGTATAACCCTGCGATGTGTAAAGCCTGATCTGTCGATAGCTGAACGCGGATCGGCGCTTCTGGAAGTTGAAAGGCTTCTTCGTACAATGTGGCCGTGGATTGAGGTATTCTTAGAACCGACCGGCGACATGAACGCCTTACGGGTACGATTACGGGGCGTGAAGGTCTAATGCCCTGTTGGATGTGGATAGTGATAGGTTCAGGCGTCGGAGTTGCCTTTGCCTTTATAATTTTCGTATGGGCGTTGATACGGCTAGCGTGGGACGTTTGGACACACAGTTAAGGGGCGTGAAGGTATGAGAAGGAAATCAGAATGTTCTATATGTCACCGTCAAGTTGAATTCTCTGCACCGTGGATGCGTGTAATGGTTGGAACCACCGGAACTGCTACAAGTTATAATCAGCCGTCCGTATCCCTACCGAAAAATTGGTTTCGTTATGGTGATGGGTTAGTTTCGTGTGAGTTACACGTCGTCACAATTTCATCAAAGGGAATAAATGTTTCCGATGCACACACCGCATGAACAGGCTTCCGTTGCGGAAGAACATCAACAGATGATCCTAGACGGGACAAAAATAGCGTACCACTATGATCGGCTTCGCCAGTGGGAGAACGGGGAACGCATCGCGCCGATCACAATCGACATGGCGCTGACAAGGAAGTGTGACGCGGCCTGTTCGTTCTGCTACGCGATGCTACAGGCTAACGAAGAACATGAGATAACGAAGGACGTGATCGATGGATTCTTGGAAGACAGCGCGGAGATGGGTGTTAGGGGGATTTCGCTGGTTTCGGACGGAGAATCGCTACTCAATCCTATCTACACACACACAATTCAACGCGGGGCGGAACTCGGTATCAGTATGGCCTCTGGCACTAACGGTAGAATGTTAACCGAAGAATCGCTTTCGGCTGTCCTTCCCCACCTCACATACCTAAGATTCAATGTCAGCGCCGGAACACCTGAGCGCTACGAAGACATCATGGCGTTCAACCAACGGGCATGGGAACGGGTGACGAAGAACATTCGCTTCGCTACGATGTACAAGTCCGTACACGACTTGCCGGTTACTATTGGCATACAGATGGTGCTAATGCCCCAGGACGCCGATCAGATCATACCGTTCGCCAAGCTCGGAAAGGAACTAAACGTTGACTACGCCATCATCAAACATTGCAGCGATGATGAAGACGGTTCCCTCGGCGTGGATTACGAAGGCTACGAATCACTGTATCCGTTGCTGAAAGAAGCTGAGGGATACTCGACGGACACGTACAAGGTCGTGGTGAAGTGGAACAAGATCGGAGTTGGAAATAATCGAGACTATAGCCGCTGCTATGGCCCACCATTCCTAATACAAATGAGCGGGACGGGGCTTGTCGCGCCCTGTGGGATGCTTTTCAACTCGAAATTCGCCAAATTTCACATCGGGAACATTGTTGAACAGCGATGGATGGACATATGGAAGTCTGACCGATATTGGGAAGTCATGGACTATCTACGGTCTGACAACTTCGACGCTAAGCGTATGTGTGGACAATTATGTATCCAAGACCTAACGAACCGTGCGCTCAACAATCACGTTAATCGTGGACAGAAGATAGTACCTTCATCCGGTCCCGACCCACTCCATGTGAACTTTGTCTGATGAAGGTCTGGATTGTCGAGTCGTCGGATTGGGACGTGACTTCGGTACTCGGCGTGTACAAGTCGCTCGAAGCTGCCCGTGACGATCACGACAAGGGTGATATGTGCAAGATGTGTAAGTTCGAAAAGCTCATGGGGATGAAGTCAGCAACCGAGATACGTCAGACACCGGTCGAAGACGACGGTCGTCCAGTTGGACCGGCTAGGAAGCGCCGGAAGAAGGACAAGGTGCGATACTGTATCGTCACCTATGAGACTTGGCGCGGGAATGACTTTCGCATGACCGTGCCGTTAATACGGGCTAGGCGCGGGACAGGAATCGGGTTGTTCAAGGATGTGAAGGACATCGACGGTTTGCCAGATGGCTACACACGGGACGGAGTGAAGGCAAGAGCGAAAGAACTCGGAGTGAGGATATTCTGATGAAGGCGTGGCTAGTAACAGAAGATACTTTCGATCCATCTACGTACTCTTGGAGCGAGATGGCTGTCAGCGCGTTCGTGGCCGAGAGTGATGCCGTTCAATATGTTTCCGAAAAGGGAGAATCTTTTCACTACGACGAGATCGAACTTCACCTTGGCGAAAACCGGAAGATCGTGACGGTAACGAAGAAACGTGCGGAGTTTTCGACTAACGTCTTGCTCGACAGTCCCGACGATGCGGACTATATCGAGATGGGACGGTTTTCATAAGGCGTGTTGGTCTAACGGTTAAGATACGGCGCTGTCAATGCCGAGACAGGGGTTCGACTCCCCTACGTGCCGCCATCCGTGGCCCTGTAGCCCAATCAGGCAGAGGCACCGGACTTAAAATTCGGAAAGTGTCGGTTCGAGTCCGACCAGGGCTATTACAACGGGCCTATAGCTTAGCGACAAAAGCGGCGCTCTCATAAAGCGAAGATCGTAGGTTTGAGTCCTACTAGGCCCACTCATACTCATGTGGTGTAACGGTAGCATTACAGGTTGTTACCCTGTCGGTGAAGGTTCAAATCCTTCCGTGAGTGCCATACAGCCCCGTGGTGTATTGGTAGCACGTCGGTCTTTGAAACCGGAGGGCTAGGTTCAACTCCTAGCGGGGTTGCCACAACTGAGAGGAACAATGTCTAAGACTCACCGCGACAACTCAGCCGCCCGTCGTAAGCGGGGTTCTTCGGCAACAGTTAAACGTAATCGTCGTAGGAGCCTGAAAAAGATTCCGTGTAACATCTGCGGTGTGAAGTCTCGGCCTTCCAAGGTCAGAGCCGGTCTCTGTCCAGATTGCATAAAAATATGAAGAAAACCATAGTAATGTGCCACGGCGTCTTTGATGTACTGACGCCTGGGCACGTCGATCACCTAGTCGCTGCGAAGTTGGCCGGAGGGGAGAACGCCGAGCTAGTAGTCAGCGTTACGGCAGACGAATTCGTGAACAAAGGCCCAGGACGCCCCGTTCACAACGTTCGGGAACGTGCTAGGGCGCTGACGGCGCTTCGTGTCGTAGACCGGACGATCATCAACATGGAGGCCGACGCCGCACAGCTAATCGAGTATGTAGTGAAGCCGGACATCTACGCGAAAGGCTATGACTACGTAGAAGACGGCGATCTTGCAGGGAACCTCGACAGAGAACGTGAGGCGGTCGAACGGATAGGCGGGAAGATAGTCTTCACCGAGACGGAGATACGGTCAACTACACGATATCTGAACAATGCTGCCCCGCCGCTTCCTGAAGAAACGATGGAGTGGTTGCGGGGATTCCGTGAGCGGTATAGCGAAGAAGATGTTCGTCGGTGGCTCGACAAGGCAAGCAAGGTAAGGGTTGCCAGTGCTGGTGAACACATCATTGATGAATATGTGACGGTTAAGCCGATGGGTAGATCGGCTAAGGATTCAATCGTTGCATGGACGGCAGAGGGATCAAACGAATGGGCTGGAGGTATAGTAAGCGTTCAGAAACATACGTTAGCTGTAGCCGATTCGTCCGCTGGCTATGTAATGCCTCGACAGGTACTACTACGTAAACGGCGGTATGTCGAACAGCCATTTGTGAACAAAGTCTTCGCTATCTACGAAATCGAGTCACAGTTAAACGGGAATGAGGTTGAATATCAGTTTGAACACGATCTTCTAACTGTCGTTGACTATGGGCATGGGTTGTTTGATGTTATCTCTATTCCAACGCTTACCCCTCCATTTCTTGCCCTGACCGTTCAGGCGAACTCTATGAATTGGGGCATGAACACCCTTCGGAAGTGGACGAAACTAACGAATGTTAACTATGTCGTTCTGGACGAAGCCGAAGCACGGCTAAACTTCCAAGACGATCACAGCGATCCCGAAACGTTACTTGGAATGATGATTCGTGATGCTCTCGCCAGTGTTGGCGCTATTACCCTCGGTCACAACGGGTGCGTCATAGCTGACGACGACGTTGACCGGTGGGAACGGATACCGGCCTTTGCGACGAAGGTCGTTGATCGGATCGGTGCGGGGGATGCTTTCTTAGCTGTGACGGCCCCTCTAGCCGCTGTCGGTGCGCCTCCGGCTGTGATAGGATTCGTAGGAAACATAGCCGGTGCGATCCAAGTCGGACGGATCGGCAACAGTAAGCCCGTCGAACGAAAGGAACTTCGACAGTGGGTTCACACACTTCTGACGCTGTAGACG